TCAGTTCGAATTCTGCTTTTCTCCCAATCCGTTAGCATCACCGTCAGTATTGCCCGTGGGACTTTCCGTGGGACTCATTGCATCCAAGCCATTTCTGATATCTTCGACCATCGCATGGGCATACTTTGTCGTCGTCTTGATATCCTCGTGGCCCAGAAGCTTTTGAGCCACGCGTAGGTTGCTGACACGTAGCACCCGCGTTGCCGCCGTGTGCCTGGTATCGTGGAAACGGAAGTTGGTAACGCCCGCATTGGGAACTGCCCGACGCATTGCAGTCTTTAGACCGGATTCCGTCAGTGGATAGCGTTGACCTCGAATGAGCTTGTAGCGCTTCGACGTGCGCGCGGCCACGTAGGTAAAGACCTTTTCCGGATGGCGATCTCGTTCAGCCCACAAAAGGGTGAACATGGCTTTCGACATCGGAATGACGCGGGACTTTTTGCCTTTGCCTATGACGGTGATCGACTTTGAGAAGAAATCCACGCGAGCCCAGATCAAACCCAAGATCTCCATACGCCGGCAGCCGGACAGGAAGGCGAACTTCACGGCCACATCGTAACCGCGCTCCAGCTCACCCATGATTGCCTTTTCTTCGTCGGGAGAGGCTTCGCGCACACGTTCTCCCGGCTCTTTCAAAAGATGCTTTGACCAGTCGATCTTTGTGACTTTGACATTCCAGATGTTTTCGGCGCGGATCATGATCTCGCGCAGCGGTTGCGTCATCGTCCGGTTGACCGTGGACGGTCCAACCTTAACCGGTTTCTTTCGTCTCGGGATTAGCTCATTGCGGCGTTTTGCGACCAGCTTTGCCACGGTGTTATCGGTAATATCGCGAAGCAGGGTTTTCTTGCCAATTGCTTTTTCAAGCCATTCAAGCGACCAGGTCGTGGTTTCAGCGTTTTCGTGGTATTGCCCGATCTCCAACCAGTAGCGCGAGGAAGCTATTTCAAATGTCATTTCCTCCGACGAGAATTCTTTCTCCTCAAGGATCCGCTGCTCTGCCTCTTTCCGCTTGGTGCGCTCTACTTGCTTCGCTTCGCGTTCCGAAGTTCGTTCCGTATTGCCCGAAAATCTACGACCCTGTAGCTGGAACTCATAGGAGTACGTGCCGTCTTTGCTGTCTTTTCTGATGTAGACCGACATGCCGATTGTTTCCTTTGGGCCTTGAAGGCCTCGATATCTGAAGGATCATATCGCCGCATAGTCCTTTTGCCACGTCCAATATTTATGAATGGAAGTTCCCCATCTTCCGTGAAGTAAAGCAACTGACGGCTCGATACATTGAGTTCCGCGGCTGCCTCGTCTGGTGTCAATAGGGGCATTAGCCGTTACCCCCGTTGTTCTCGTTATCAACAACCTGTCTCTCACCTTCTCCTATAGCGCTGGCGGAGAGGGCGGCTTCAGTCTGTTCGATGTAATCTGCTGCCTGTCGCAACAGCTTCACAGTTCCCTCTGTGTCGCCCAGATACGATGCATCAGCGCGAGCGCGAAGAACCCATGGCCAGTTTATACGATCCGTCGCTGGCTCTTGCTTGCTGGTCATGGACGTTCCTTAAGGACTTTGACCTTGGTAACTCGGCCACCTTGTTGCTGGTTTGCTTGCTGACGCGCATCAATCGGATCTTCTGCATCAACATCAATGAAAGAGCCGGATTCGTAGTGGACGCGGAAAGTCGTCATGATTGTTTCCTCGCAATGCTGCGGATGATGACAAGCCCCATGTCAGTGTCGCCAGAGACGCCATAAAGAGCAGCGGCAACCTTAAGGGGATCAATGCCAACAGAATTCCAGTAAGCGCGCTCGTCGCCCATTCGGTGCTGCTTGGCGTGTTCTTCCCGGCACAGTGGAACAGTCCAGCGGTCATCTGCCTTTTCAGACTTTCCGCGTTCGCGCTTTCCATAGGCTGGATCGGCATAGCTGATATGGGCAGCTTCGACCGGACGGCGGCCAGTGACTATGCATGGAAGCTCATGCAACCATTTCAGGTGGTCTGCATCCTTGGCGGCCGGACGCTTCTTGGTCGTCACTGGCGACATACTGAAAGCAGTAGGTTCTCTGAGAACTCGGAAGCCAGCCATTATACCACCTCATCAATGTTCTGCTTGAGAACCTCGAAGGTAACAGCGACAACCCATGGGTTGGTTTCCCAACCGAGCCCGCGTTCATCATTGATGCTATTCCAAAGCCGCTCGTAGGCTTCAACAGCCTTTAGGCGCATGCAATGATCATCGTCATCATCCGGTGCGGAATAGAAGATCGTGTTGTCTGGCAGGGCTTTGGCCCAATCCTGATCATAGAAATTGCTGCGGACATCATCATTAATCGGAATGACAAAGATGCCCTCGGCTATCGCATCTTCCTCGCTGCAATCCTGCAAGCGCTCAACCCGAACGTCAGTAACCAGCAACGTGATGCGAGAGGCCCAACGCGGCATGTGCATAGCTTGCCGGTATTTGCCTTCAATCCCGAAAAAATCCGGTTCGTCTGTAGCGATATATTTGACGCCAGGATAATTGGTCTTGATGTCCCGTGGGGCCTTCTTGTCAAGCCGCGCCTCTACTCGCCATGCTTCACGTACATAGAGCCGGTCGCCAACCTTAAACCGGACATCGCGAGCGCGCCAGAGAGCGTTGCCGGGATCGAGAACATACGAGTCTGACCATGTGCCATCAAACAGGCTGGCATGACCGCGAGGTTTGATGATCCGCCTTGTCTGCGTCTTTCGACCTTCAAGCAAGGCGCGAACCATAGGAGCGCTGAATAAGATAGGGCGGTCAGCCATCAGTCATCCCCTCCCATGCGGTCGAAGAACTCTCTGTCTTCATTGCGAACGTCGCGGAGATAGTCAGGATCCGGCTCGATCTCTTCCCAAGGGCAGCATCCGTTTGTTTCTTCTTCAAGCTCGCATTGCTTTGAGGAATAGGCACCACAGAACGGGCAAAGGCTTTTGCTCTCCCGATCTTCCTCGGGTGTCATCAGCTTCCAGTTGTCGTAACCTGGGATGCTCATGCTGCCATCGCTTGTTTTTGGATTGTCTTGATGAGTTTGCCGCGAACGCGATAGACGCGGACCACTTTGGCTTTCTCACATTCAAATGAGTGATTGCCGACGCCATCAGGATCGGTCTTGATTTCACCAATGGGCTCGACTTCGTAAACCTTGCCGCGTCCAGACCAGTGAAGGCAGGCGCACAAATAGGCCGCATCCATATTCGCTGTCACATAGACCCGATCACGGCGACAAACCTTGGCGGCGCCGTAGCTGGCAGTGGAGGGAACCTTGGTGATTGACGGCGGCAGAATAAGCTGCCCAACGCGTAGACCGCCGAATCCGCCATGGAAATACTTGGGAGTGTCCATCATTCGACACCCTTCCAAGCAGCGGTGATCCCGATGTAAAGCCAGAAGAGAGCGAACGTCCAGTGGATCCAAATGGCATTGTCAGCAAACAAGTTTTGAGGCGTATCGCCATTGGCCTTCGATGCTGATGTTATGGCCTGAATTAGGCAGGCGATGAGAACTGCAAAGCGCATCAGTTAGCCCTCCTCGAGCGCTTCACTGCGCGTTCAACGATTGCGCAAAGCTCTGGAACCATGGCTTCGATAGCGCACTCGTTCCGTGCGACTTCGACCTTTAGCCTTAGGTGTGTCTGGTCATATGCTGCAGCCAGAACCTTCGACCGGCGCACTTCATAGGGAGCGTGGAGAGGAATTGAGGTCATGCTGGCACCTGTGGAAAATCTTCCGGACAGAGCTTCTCGCCCTTGTTCAAGGCAAGTTTGGCGCCTTCAAGCGTTAGCCAGAACATCGCGCTGCCGCCGAATGGTAACGTCTTGGCTGCGCGCATCTTCGCGTGTCCTGCCTTGACGAGAGCACTCCATTCCGGATTGTCCTCTTCGGTTACAAATCTGTTGCGGTATGACCGACGCGAATTGTTTGGAAGCCCAAGCGCATGGCGGGCAAGTTCTTTCTGTTCCGGTGTCATGCTGCGTCATCCAGAAAATGGAGCGGGTCATAGCCAATCGCATCGGCCAGTTGTTCCATCGCTCGGTTGAAATACTCGCCGAATTGCTCTGCATTCATTGCGTCAAAAGCAGTGCTATCGGTCGTGACAAACTCTTCGCCGGTCAGCATCACATTGATGGTGATGTATCCGCAGGCTCTCTTGAGCGCGTCGTGGAGGTGTTCCGGCGTCGGCCATTTGTTGGTGGAACGGCAAACAACGGACAGGGCCTTCCAATAGGTCCGATGTTGCGGAAGGCTTCGCTTGGTCAAAGAGGTCAGCCGAAACTCAGTCCCCAATGCCTTGCCCATCAACAGCTCAGCATCGAACCCGGACACCGGCTGCAAGCCCCTTGGCGTCTTGCGTACGATGATAGTCTGTGCTTCGCGCTTGTTTGCCATGTCCTGTCCTTTCCGGGGCATTCGCGCCCCTGTCTGGTTGCTAATCCGTCACGCGGTCGTAGGCGCGCTGCATGATGTCGACGAGCTTGTCCCAATCTGGCGGGAAGAATGTTTCCTGCAGGTGAGCAAACTCCGAGCGAAGTTCTTCCCAATCGCCTTCGTCCTGGACACAAGCAAAGCGGGTTTCAGCGTCTGCGATTATTGCAGCAGGATCATCGGATGTATTTTGCGTTGCTGGCTTCGAAGGTGAGGGCGGCGAGAGGTCCATTGTTGACTGTTCGGTATCAACATCCTCGACTTCATCATTCCCGCGATCATTGTCGAAACCGTTGTCAGGTATCGGATCAATGCCGCGCGGCTTGGTAGGGGATGGTGGCGATGGAGGATTGAGGCTCTTGGCCGCCTCGGGTTCGTAAATCTCCCCGGCAATCTCGCGAGCCTCGTATTCGTCAGTTATTCCGCCAAGAACATCAGCAAACAGTTCGCGTAAGCAGTATCCCGCGGCGCGCCACTGCTGCATGCGCTGCGGATAGCGGAACCATGGTGCTTCGTTCGGCACCTCGTTCCACTGCTTGGTATTCCAGTCCTGCTTTTTTACCGTAGGCCGGTCATCCCAAAGGCCAGCGCGCTTGGCATCCTCAATGGAAAATTCGACACGTTTGGTTTCGCCAGTATCAGCGCGCTTTGCTTCACACCAACCGACGTTTCGGTCGATGTCGTATCCTGTACGGATATAGGAAGCCTTCTTTGAGCGGCGGGCGACATTGATAATCCCATCGCCATAAAGCGCCGGCCGTCCGCCAATCACCGTGAAGCTGCGAAGGGCAACCATTGGAGGCAAGCCAAGCTCCGCGCCGGCCATGATGGAAATCGCAACTGCGCTCACCGCATCATCGCCGGTTTTCTTGCCAACAAGTGCCTTGGGTGCAAGACCGGCCATGACGACCATTTTGGATACGCGCCAGATTTCCTCAATTGACTGAGGAACAATGGCATTCACATTGCCGCCGACCATCAATGCGGGAGGACGGGCATCTAAGATTTGTGCTGGAGCGTTCATGCTGGTTCTCCTGAGGATGGGGCTGTCTCGGGCTCGACAATGCGCAGGACAGCCTTTTCAGCGCGCTCGGAACCGTCTTTGATCTCGACGATTTCGACCTTGGCTTCACCACGGCTCGTCTCGACGTAAACTTTTTGTCCGACCTCGACGGGAATGTCGGAGAAGTAGTCATAGGTTTTGTCGCTGAAACCGAACTTGACGGCGACAATCATTCGCTTGTTGAGGGACTGTTCCATGATCAGGCTGCCCTCTGTTCAGAAGCTATTTCCATTCCGGCCAGTTCAACGCCTGAACGTGCTGCACGATTGGCAAGAGTTTCGACAACTTCCCGGATTTCCGACCTATCCTTGAGCGCCACCAAAAGCGCGTCGTAATCAGTGATGCGAGCCGATACGAAGGTGCGCAGCGATACCTTTGAGCCGGTTCGGCCAGCGGTTGCATTGCGGGCTTGAGCTTCGCGTTCGGCATCAGCGGCTTCCTTTGCCAATCTGTCGGCTTCGGCCTTTGCAGCCAAATCAACCGGATCGCTCGGGTTGCTGGAAATATCTGCGGCTTTACGAGCTGCTTCCTCGGCTTCACGGCGTTTGCGATCTGCCTCAGCTTGTGCCGCCGCCTGACGCTCGCGTTCCTTCCGCTGCTCTTCCAACAGATAAGCATCCATGTGGCGCTTCATCTTCGTGGAGAGGTTCTTTGGCTCTTCCTTGAGATCGCGCCATTTTTCGTCGACACGGCGGCTCTCGTCGAGGCTCGGCTGCTTTTCGACCTTGTGCAGACCGACTGCCTTATTTGCGATGGCTGAAAGGCGCTTCGTCCATGTTGCAGCTTTGTCAGCCTGTTCCTTGGTCTTGATCGGAGTTTTGAGGAAAGCCTCGGCAATTTCCTTGTCGCTTTCAAATTCAGCTTTCAGGGCTTCGAAAGGATCCGAATGAACGTTTGTCAGCGCAGGTGCTGGAGCCGGTTCGCCGGGCCAATCGCTTCCACCACGCACAGCATGGTAGGTTTCTTCGCTGATCGGGTTACGGCAAGCAAAGGTCCAAATGCTTTCGGCATCGGTCTGGCGACCATCGACGAGGCACACAAGGCGGCCAGTAGCATCAAGCCAGATTGCTACAGTCTGCCAAGGGCCGTCCTTATGTGAGCGACGGCGAAAGAAACCTGGCTGAGGATCGGATTCCGATACGCCAAGAGTTTTCATATGTTCCCGGGAGAGCTCGCCGCAATCTCCGACCAGCTCCAGAGCCTTGAAATACCATGCATACGCCGTCGTCATGCTGCCAACTCCTGTGAAAGTTCATCTGTGATGTTGAGGTAAAGCTTGCGCAGTGCTGCGCGGGCTCCGATGTCCGGAAGGGGACCGGCCAAGGTCTGCTCAAGCCGTGCGCGCTGCTCGTTGATGTCGAGGCGCTCAAGCACGGCAAGTTCGCATGCAAGGAAAAGGCTCATCGCAAGCCGTCCTTGTCGTGATCCATGCTGCCGGATTTGCACTGATAGTAACCAGACGCGCAGGAGCGCTCTGCTACAGGTTCAGGCTCGCGAGGTGTCCAAGAGTTGTAGGTGCCGCATCCGGACAACTGCAGGGCAGTGGTCACAATTGCGACGATGAAGGCGACGCCGGATAGGTCCAGAAGTTTTCTCATGCTGATATCCTCGCGCCTTGAACCAAGTGCAAAGCACGGTTCTGCCGGTTGGTTTTTCGGGTGAGTTTGTTTCCAGCAATCAGGCTGGCGGCGATCTCATCAATGATCTCGTCATCAAGTATCGAGAGGCCTTCGCGGCGAAAGATGATCCCGATCTCGTCACGGACCTTGCTTTCACCGAAGCTCTTGATGAACTGCTCTTTGCGCTGGCGGGAGGTCATTTGAACAACCCCGCTGCCAGAGCAGACCAGAAGTAGAGGCAACCCAAAATGAGGATTGCCCAAACCAGCAGTCGTTCCATGCGACGGGCGCGGCGGTCTTGAGCGTCGGCCATGCCGTCGAGTTCGATATTTGGGATATGCGGGGTCATCAACGTTTCCCCGCAATGTGAAGGCATTCTTCAAGGGAGATTTCGCGAGGGCCGCGCTTTTCAATGCGCATGTCCAGATACGCATTGCGGAGATACATGCCGAACTGAGCGCGGTTGAACCGGCGAGGCGGGACGCCCTGACGCTGTTCGTAACCAATCACCCATTCACGATATGAAGCCCAAGCAGTGCGCAGGGCAGAGGCTGCAACCGAATTGGTGCGCACTGTCTTTGCCACTCCTGGCTTAGCGATCAGGCCGGTAAGAAACTGGCCGAGGTCTGTAGTGGTTGTGTGGAAAGCGGTCATTGCGTCCATCCGTTGTTCGATGAATGAACGATAGGGGAATTCCTATATCTCGTCAATAGGAAAAAAACTATATGATAGGAATATTGCGACTGGCAGTAGGAATCGGGCAAGTGCGACCGAATCGCTTTCCGTTAACCAAAGTTAATTTTGTTCTTGTTATGTTCTAAAAAGTGAGTCAGGATGACGCATGCAACCAGAGGTAGGAGTAAAGGTGATGGCAGCGTTTTTCGTGGTTCAGACATTCAGCAAAATAAAAGGCGGAATGCGTCCAGACTTGCCCGTGCAGGCGCAAAACACGGCGCACGCTCGCAGAATGGCAGAGAGACTGTCGCTTCAAAAAGAAGCTGTCGTTGCCTTTATGAGGGAGGGAGACCCATCAACTGGCGATTATGATGAGCCTTTGCTCATTGCTACGTTTGGTGAACTGCCAGATGAAATTATGCAGCTCCAAAGGGTGAATTAACGGGAACTATATTTTCCAACCACTCTATGGCAGATCGGCCAAGACTGCCTTGGCTCTGTAAATTCCAAGGTCGGATTGTACTGCTTAAGTCGCCAGTCTTGGTCATTGAAGCTAACCAGGCGCTTAATAATACATTCGGCTTCCTGAGCAGGCGGGACGTGGAACAGTACCACGTCTTTGCCTCTTGCCGGTGGAAGGTGAGGGTGGATCAATGCCATGTCGCCCGGCTCGTAAACCGGCTCCATTGAATCCCCGACAATGTAGATCCCGTAGGCACCCTTAACGTTCTCAAGAACTGACGGCCGCTTTACGAAATCAATCGCATCGAAAGTAATGATAGAGTGCCCGTCGCCTCCCATGGCTGCTGCATATATCGGGAAGTTCTTGTCGCCTACAAGGTTATTGCCTGAGACGATCTCTGGCTTGAAGCCTTCCGTCTTGGGGATTTGTTGCGTTCTAACGGATATGGGTGCGCCTAGTTGCGCCTCTGTAAGCTCAAGCAGCCCTGCAAGCTTATACCGATCATCTTCTTTCAGTTTTACGGGTACGCCTCTTTCAATGAATTGCTGCATATAGGCGTGGTTTTTGCCTATGTGCAGCGACAAATCCTTGAGTGTTAACCCCTTGGCGGCAGCAGCCGAAAGTATCCGTGTTCTAATTTCATCCATTCCCTATTTTCGCATTTCTCCTATTTTTGTTCCAATAGGATTATTCCTCTTGCATGATAGTGTTTTACCTATTATACAGGTGGCATGAACGAGATCGAAGTATTCCGAAACAAAGTTGAGCAGTTCATCGAAGCGCACGGCATGACGCCTACGCAGTTCGGCAAGGAATATGCTCGTGATCCGCTATTCGTGTTCCAGCTTCGGCGGGGCCGCGAGCCAAGAACCGGCACTCGCCAGAAAATACTCCACGCTCTCGAAGGGGAGCGTGCAGCATGAGTGACGTGGTTGCAGTTGGTCAGTTGCGAGCATTCGTCGAGCGCGTAGAGCGCCTTGAGGAAGAAATCAAAACGCTTAATGACGACAAGTCCGAAGTCTACAAGGAAATGCGCGGCTTTGGCTTTGACGTGAAGGCAGTCCGCAAAGTCGTTGCCAAGCGCAAACTTGATCCGTCGGTTGCCAATGAACAAGACGCAGTTTTCGATCTGTATTGGGATGCGCTGACAGGTGCCTCTCACGTGCACGTACACGAGGCAGGGGGTTCCTACGCTGCTGAAAAGGGCGTCGACCGCGAGGCCCGCCGTAAGCAGCGCATGTCTGAAACCATGGATGACAGCGTTGCACTGTCCGCCGAAGCGGTAGCGCTCGACTTGATCGATCCAGATGCACACGAAGAGACCGTCCGTATAGCCGACGCGGTTGCCCGCAAGTTCGGAAACAGTCCACTCAATGAACAGATAGACCCGGATACGGGTGAGATTACCAATTCGCCGGAAACGGCAACGAGAAGGCTGGATGGATTTGGCTCCGTTCAAGACGGCCTCAAAATGTCTTCCAACGGGCCGAACGCAGATGTGGCGGAGCAACAGAACGACATCGGGAACGCCGACGACACGAGCGTGACTGCTGGAGAGACAGCAACCAGTTCTGAGAATACACCTGACCCGCGACCTTTGACGGCTGCCGACGGCCAGCCGGGTATACAAAGTTCTTCTCCCGGGTGCGTAAAAAGCGACAGGTCCCCTCCTGTTGTCGGTCAGGGCTGCGAAAGCGGCGGCATTTATACGGGGACCAAAGAAGAGCAAGCCGTCAACAATTTCGAGCCACCGGCATTCCTGCAACCAAAGCCAATGAAAACAGCGCGTGACTATCGTCCGCACTGTCAAAAGCCTGATGCTTGTGGCGCTTCCGGTCTGCAGCATTGCTACTCCTGTTCAAAGCTCAGCCCAGAAAAAAGCGAGGTCGCATGAACCTCGCATCACAAATCCACAGGGTACTTAACAGTACGATCTTTGCGGTTATCCCTTTCGCCTGTGTCAGGAGAGAGTTGGGGGATAACAGACCGGTAGGCAGCTCCCGTGAAGCCCGCGACAACTCCTCCGCTCCGTTTCCTATTGCTCGCCGTGTCCTCAAGACCTCCCAAGGCTCGAGCAATGCTGACGGAGGGCGCCACGGCGTTGGCACCCTCCGTCCTTTTTCTCGCTTTGGCTACGTCGGACAGGACACGCGCTGCGAGAAATCCAATCTGTTTTTCCGACCAATCATCAACCTCGTGATCCCCATCGCTCCGGTTGCTGGTCGCTTCATCCATCGTTTGTCGGTGTCTCCATTTGGCTCCGTCTCATGTGGTCAACCATATGAGCGGAGTCACCCAAAGTGCTGGAAACATCGTCCATCAATTCGGAAATCAAATCCGGAAACTTGGAAATCTCACCCAAATCAAAGTCGGAAGGACCAGCCATGTCTGATGCTGATCTAGCCGCCAACCTGCTTGAAGACGTGATCGGCTATCGCGGTGTCCGCGAGCCCGTCAAGAGCATGCTGGACCGTGCATATCGTGCCTTGAGTAAATGCAACGACGAATGGACGCGCCGGAGAGTGCGTTCAATTTTCAACAAAGAAACGACACGGATCGACCACCGCGAAATCGAAGAGATGCGCGCAGTCATCCGAGCGAGGGAAACCCATGCAGCATTCAAATCTGAAACCACCCGTATTGCTGCGATGGCTGTCAACAGAGCGCCGGTTGAAGATCGCCGCCAAGCTCCGCGATAAGGCAGCTTCGCTGGCTGAGTGGATCGCTCCTGAAATCAGAGGTGTAAAATGACTGACCTTTTGACCCAGATCGAACCGGCGACGAAGGTCACGTCTAGCATGATCAAGGCTGCCATTCGTGCCAGCTACGCAGCGCCAGCCTATCAGACCTTCTTTGAAGTTTCGAATGATACAGGCAGCAGGATCAAGACCTATGCTGATGCTGTATCAATCGGCATCTGGCCATCGACAGGGCATCAGGTTCATGGATTTGAGGTCAAAGTATCCAGGACAGACTTCCTCAATGAAATGAAAAATCCCGGCAAGTCGATGCCGATATTCAAGCACTGCCATCGTTGGTCGCTCGTCTGCCCGCAAGGCATGGTGAAAAGTGACGAGTTGCCGCCGAACTGGGGATTGCTCACGTTCAAGGACGGCTCGCTTCGCAATGCCAAGAGCCCGCCATTGCTTCAACCGGAGGCAATGACGCCGGGATTTGTAGCAGCGCTTGTTCGCCGTGCGGGTGAACTCGACAATGAGATCGTTGCCTCGGCCGTCCAAAAAGCTCGCCTTGAAGAAAGAGCTGCCTTTGCGCGCAGCAAGGAACAGGAAATCCATCGCCTTGCTGGAAACCATAATGAACGCGCTGCGGCCGCACTGAAGTTTCTCGAAAGCTTTGAAAAGGCCATGGGTTCGAAGGTCTACTCGTTCGGTGTCGAAGAGTATGCGCCGATTATTGCGCTCTTGCACAAATCCGGCCTCGACAGGTCTTGGAACGGTCCGTCGCAAATCGCCAAGCAGCTTGAAGCTTCTGCAAAACAGATACGCGATGCAGTCAAAGAATTCGGCGCAGGAGTGGTGAAATGAACGTAGCAGGGGTTACCCCACGCCAGCGGGATTTGCTTGAGGCATTCCAGTCGTTTGTGAACGTCAATGGATACTCACCTTCATACATCGAACTGAAGGAAGCCCTTGGCTTTGCCTCAACAAGCAGTGTTGCTCGCTTGGTCGATGCACTTGAGGAACGTGGTTTCCTTTGCAGGCATCCCGGCAAGGCTCGATCCATTCAATTGGCGGTGCGGCCATGAGGTATGGCTCTGTTTGCTCTGGTATAGAAGCTGCAAGCGTTGCTTGGGCACCGTTGAACTGGTCGCCAGCATTCTTTGCTGAAATCGAGAAGTTTCCTTCTGCAGTTCTCGCGCATCACTACGGCTCAAACATGCCGGGCGATGATCATTCAAAGAACGGTGTCCCCAATTACGGTGACATGACCAAATTTCAGGAGTGGCCAGACCATGCAATTGACCTTCTTGTCGGAGGAACGCCCTGCCAGTCCTTCTCGGTCGCGGGACTTCGCAAAGGACTTGATGACCCACGCGGCAACCTCATGCTCACCTATCTTGCCATCGCTCGACGCTATCAGCCCAAGTGGCTGGTTTGGGAGAACGTCCCCGGCGTCCTGTCCTCTAACGGAGGAAGGGATTTTGGAACCTTTATCCGAGGGCTGGAAGAATGCGGGTATCATGCGGCCTGGCGAGTGCTTGACGCTCAGTATGTCCGAGTGGACGGGTTTGGACGGGCTGTCCCTCAAAGACGAAGGCGTGTGTTCGTTGTCGGATATCTTGGAGACTGGCGACGTGCCGCTGCGGTTCTATTTGAGCGCGAAAGCTTGTCGGGGAATTCTGCGCCGGTCAGAAACGCGCGGAAAAGCTTTACCTACACAGTTGGAGACAGCGCTACAGGCGAACTGCTAGGCGGATTTGATTACGAGAATAATGCCCATGGTCCGGAAGATGCTACCGGTCCCCTGTTGAAAGGCTCGCCAACTGGTGGAGGAAGGCCTTTACCAGCAATTGTTATTAATCGGGATTGGCCGGCTGACGTTGCCCCAACACTTGATGCTGCATACGCCGACAAGATGGGACTGGAAGACCAGCATGTTTTCAACCAACGTGGCGGAAAGTTCGTTCCTGCGCCGATAGCCTTCAACAGTCGTGAAGACCCAGAAGTTACCTATGATCGTACTGGTTCGCTTGGAGCATCATCACCTCAAGCGCAAGCTGTCGCATGGTCGATCATGCCCCAAAACAGCGGCAAGGATTACAAGGCACGTCAGGTTGATGTTGCGCAGCCGATCATGGCCGGTGGTCCGGTAGGAGGCAATCAGGGCGGCGATTACATTCAACAGCAATGGGCGGTCCGTCGCTTAACCCCGATGGAATGCGAACGACTTCAAGGCTTCCCAGATGGATACACACTGATCCCGGTTCGCAAGGCTCTTGCCGCGGATGGGCCTCGATACAAAGCCCTTGGTAATTCCATGGCTATCAACTGCATGCGCTGGATTGGGCAACAGATCGCCAAGGTTGAAGCTATGTCAGCGATGGAGTTGGCAGCATGAACGACAACCATCCAGGCTCCATCAGCCTTCGTGATCTGTTCGTCGGTATTTGCCTCGCTATCGTCTGCATAGCTTGGATTGCTTTTCCTTGGATATTCGGGGAGGGGTTTTGATGGGTTATGTCGATTTCCTCAAGAACAAGGTTCGCCTCGCCCCGGTATCTGGTTTCGAGATATCAGACGATGAGGTCAATCCACTCCTGAAGCCGCATCAGGCTGCAATCGTCAAATGGGCGGTTCGTGGTGGCAAGCGCGCTATCTTCGCTGCGTTTGGCCTTGGCAAATCGGTCATTCAGATCGAAATGCTTCGCATCGTCTCGGAGAAGGCAAAGGGCAGGGGATTGATTGTTCTCCCGCTTGGCGTCCGGCAAGAGTTTCGGCGTGACGGACGAATGCTTGGCGTTGAGATAAAGTTCATTCGCAGCATCGCGGAAGCCGGGGAAACCGGCCTCTACATGACCAATTATGAAACGGTCAGAGATGGCAAGATCGATCCTAATGACTTTACGGCCGTCACGTTGGATGAAGCTTCTGTGCTTCGTTCCTACGGTTCGAAAACCTATCAGACGTTCCTTACCCTGTTTGACGGTGTGCGGTACCGCTTCGTTGCGACCGCAACACCTAGTCCGAACCGCTATAAAGAGCTGATCCACTATGCCGGTTTCCTTGGCATCATGGATACCGGCCAAGCACTGACCCGGTTCTTTCAGCGTGACAGCACCCAAGCCAACAACCTTACCCTCTATCCGCATAAGGAAAAGGAATTCTGGTTGTGGCTCAACTCGTGGGCCATCTTTCTGCAAAAGCCCTCAGACCTTGGCTTTTCAGACGAAGGCTACAGCCTGCCGCCGTTCAAGGTGATCTATCACGAAGTTCAGTCAGACATTGCCGATGGCGGTACCGATCGAGACGGCCAAACGGCCTTGTTCAAGGATACTGCGATAGGCGTTGTCTCTGCATCGAAAGAGAAGCGCGATACGCTCGAGGCCCGCATTTCCAAGATGCAAGATATCCTTGCAGGTTCGCCGGCTGATCATTTCATCATCTGGCACGACCTTGAGGACGAGCGGCGAGCTATCGAGAAAGCAGTGCCAGGATCAGTCTCGATCTATGGAACGCAGGATCTCGACAAGCGCGAACAATCCATTGTCGATTTCAGCGATGGCAAGTTCCAGCATCTTGCCGCCAAGCCGGTCATTGCCGGATCCGGCTGCAACTTCCAGCGCCATTGCCACAAGGCAATCTTCCTCGGCATTGGCTTCAAATTCAATGACTTCATTCAGGCGCTGCACCGGATTTACCGGTTCCTGCAAACCGAACAGGTCGAAATTCACATCATCTATGCCGAGAGTGAGCGCGAAGTGCTGCGGACTCTGCAGGGCAAGTGGGAGGCGCATAATCGCATGGTCGAGAATATGAGCGAAATTATCCGTGAGCACGGACTGGACAAGCTTTCTGCCGCAGATGTTCTGACAAGATCGATCGGTGTCGAAAGGATTGAGGCAAAGGGCGAGGGATGGCTTGTTGCGAACAATGATTGTGTCGCCGAGGCTCAGTCTATGGCAGACAACTCCGTTGACCTCATTGTCACGTCAATCCCATTCTCCAATCACTACGAATACACGCCGAGCTATAATGACTTCGGCCATACTGACAGCGATGCTCATTTCTTTGAGCAGATGGACTTTCTCACACCGGAACTGCTCCGGATCCTGAAGCCCGGCCGTCTTTACGCCTGCCATACCAAAGACCGGATTATGTTCGGGAACGTAACTGGCATGGGGATGCCGACAGTCAATCCGTTCCACGCTAAAACGATGTTTCACACCATGTCTCACGGCTTCGCCTACATGGGAATGATCACGATCAACACAGACGTGGTCCGTGAGAACAACCAGACTTACCGGCTCGGTTGGACAGAGAATTGCAAGGACGGTACCAAGATGGGCGTTGGCTCGCCTGAGTATGTCCTGCTCTTCCGCAAGCTGCCTTCTGACACATCCAAAGCTTATGCCGATGAGCGCGTGGCAAAGGATAAGGAAGATTACACCCGCGCGCGCTGGCAGGTCGATGCGCATGCTTTCTGGCGCTCATCCGGTGATCGTCTGCTTACACCAGACGAACTTGCATCCATGGGGCCGGATCTTCTTGCAAAGGCCTTTACGGAATGGACGCTCAAAAACGTCTACGATTATGAAACCCATATCCGCATCGGTGAAGCTTTAGAGGCCCGCGGTGCACTGCCTTCCTCATTCATGAGCCTAGCGCCCGGCGCGCACGATGAATTCACCTGGCACGATGTAAATCGTATGAGAACGCTTAATGGCGATCAGACCAAGAAGGGTCTTGAGAACCATATCTGCCCGTTGCAGTTCGATATCGTTGATCGGCTGATTAAACGGTTCTCGAATGAGGGCGATCTGGTATTTGATCCTTTCGGCGGTTTGTTTACAGTTCCGTATCGTGCTCTGAAGCTGAAGCGCCGCGGTCGCGCCTCAGAGCTTAATCCCGGCTATTTCCTCGACGGTATCAAATACCTTCAGGCAATGGAGCGCGAAGTCTCCACTCCCACGATGTTTGATATTTTCGAGAACAATCACTTGGAGGCTGCCGAGTGAGAATGTCTGCCGCCGATTTCCGCAAGCGTTTCACCAAGACGCCGAGCAAGTTCGGAAACGAACGCTTTGAGCTGGATGGAGTTGTCTTCGCCAGCAAGGCGGAAGCAAAGCGCTATGCCGAACTCAAGGTGTTACAGGCCGCCGGCGAAATCATTGATCTTGAACTGCAGCCCAAGTTCAAGATGACAGTCAATGGCGTCGAGGTCTGCACCTATATTGGTGACTTCCGTTATTGGCACGTACACTCAAAAACCCGCGTCACTGAAGACGTAAAGGGCTTTGCAACAAAAGACTTCAAACTGAAGGCGAAGCTGTTCCGCGCTGTGTTCGGCCACGACATCGTATTGGTGAAATCATGAGTTCCGCTCCAGCAATGCCAGTGTTTCCTGACGCTTATTTGGCTGACACGACCCATCTCACAACCGAAGAGCATGGAGCTTACTTCCTGCTGCTTATGGCTATGTGGCGCCGTAATGGGGCTGTTCCAAACGATGACAAGGACATCGCTCGTATCGTGGGTTTGGACATCAAGGCATGGCGCAAGATGAAGAAGCGCCTCATGCCGTTTCTCATGATTGAGGGCGAAGAACTCACGCAAAAACGTCTCAAAAAAGAATGGGAATATGTGAGCGAAAAGCGGAACAAGAATGCGGCCAATGGTGCGCGCGGTGGCAGACCCAAAGCTAATATAAACAATCGCTTAGACAAAGCGAACGGTTATGAAAACGGAAACCCAAATCATAACCCAAACGAAAGCCCCCATAACCCAGAACCCAATCCCATAGAAAAACCTACCAGTTTTTCAGGGCGCGCAGGCGCGCGAAAACCCAATGGGTTTGTCCACATTCGGAAAGCAACAGATGCAGCACGATCACTCATCGAGGATTTTGAAAATGATGACGAAGGAAGAAAAGATCGAGGTAACGAAATCACTGACGAAGCTGTTCGGCAGTTTCCCGCAATCACCCATGTCCGATCCTGATTTGCAGCTCAGGGCATACTTCGATGCTGTGGAAGAGTTCGAGCCTGAGGACATCGTTGCAGCAGTCCATCGTTTTCGGCAGGGCGAAGTCAAAGAGGTCAACAAGGCCTATTGCCCTTCGACTGCCCAGCTTTGCGATGAAGTTCGCTACCGCAAGCAAATGCGGGAAATCATGGCCCGTGCCGGCGTGAAGCCGGGAACCATCCTGGTGCAGTAATGAACCGGCTTGGAACGCGCTGGCGGGGAAAGCTGCCTATCCCACAACACGCTCACCCATTGGTGCGCCGGTTCTTCAGCGAACTCAACTCGCAGCAGACCACGCTTACCGAGGTAGCGGAGCGGGGAGGGATACATCGGGCTACGATGAGCGACTGGCGCTATTCCCGATGCCCGACGATAGCGAATTTCAACGCTGCGCTGAACGTCATCGGCTTTGAATTGAAGATTGTACCACTCAAGGACTGACTTCCGCTTCGCGGCGCTCTCAACGGACAGGACAGGCAATGAAATCGGGAATCGACAAAGACAAGCACTGGTATGTCGTCCGGACTACCGTGAAGGGCGAAGAGAAGGCTTTCGAGAATATTCGCAAGGTCGGATACGATACCTATCTGCCGCGCCAACGCATTGAGGTGAAAAATCACAAGACCCACAGCTATTCTGTGAGGGAGAGCTCGTTGATGCCTCGCTATCTGTTCGTTGGCTTTGCCAAGAAGGATATGAACTTCTACCGCGTAACCGGCTGCGATGGTGTAGAAGCCATCCTTGGAATAGACGGCTGCCCGATTCCGGTTATGGCAAAGGATGTCGAAGGCATCTATTTGGCTGAGCTCGACATGCAGTTTGATGATACCCGCGAAGCGCGGATACACCGCAAAGAAGAGCTCGAATCCGCGAAAGACAACACCAAGCGCGAATTTCCGGCTGGTCGCACAGTTTTTGTCACAGATAAGAGCAATCCATTTGCTACATTCGGGGGCGTGGTCGAGGAAGTAACCAAAACCGGCAAGGTTATAGCGCTGATCGAATTATTCGGGCGAATGACCGCGGTTCAGTTTGATGGTAAGCAATTAACGCCAGCATAGTGGAGGCTGCCATGAAAGACCCGAGAGAGCTTGCTGCGCGCGCACTATGCCGCAAACATGGATTGCCGGAAAATACCAAGTTTGAAGGAAAGCCCATGTGGCAATCGTATCTCGACGAAGTAGAGATCGTTCTCGATGCTGTGAAATTTGATGAGCTCGTCACCGCTTCACGTAAAACGCAATAGGCAATTATCCCCAACCTAAGAGAAAATATCCCTTCCACATAGGAAGCAAATCAGTTATACGCGCATACAGGTGATTTGCGGCTGACTGGCGGACCTTTGGACAGGGAATACTCGCCGAGTGCATGGGAAGAGCTTCACGGCTTCCCTCCATGGAAAGCTATTCACCAAATTTTACTGTGTTTTCAAGCTCGGCTTCGATCCTCTTTCGGCTTCCGCCATGCTTATAGATGAGGTCACGCGCTCGGTTAGGGCTCAGGTCGTACTTCATCATGAGATACTGAATTTCCCGATCATCATCGGAAAGTTCTCTCGGTCTTTGGCGGTTGTCATTCTTCGGTTTTTTGTCGGGCATTTCCAACCTCGTGATTAATCACAGGTGGAATAGACCAGCCCGATTTTAGTTCCATGCGGAGTGGAGAAGTGGTTATCTCGCCGGTCTCATAAACCGGAGATCATCGGTTCGAATCCGATCTGCCGCAACCAGTTTCATTTAGCTTTGCGAAGCTTCGTCTGACGTGACCGCTCTTCCTCGGCTTCTGCTAGGGTTCTGAACGGTCCGATAATCTCAGATTCATCTGTGGCGTACTCGATGTTCAGATAGAACAGCCCGAGGCTAGGCGTGACGTACATCGACGGCTTTTTGGTCTTCTTCTTCGGCATTGCGCACCTGTGCAAAAAGCTCAAATAACAGTTTCCCGGCTAACAAATCAACCTTTGTGAGCTCGCAATGCGCTGTGTGCACTTCGTAGGCTTCAAGGGTGATGAATATCACTCAGCAGTCAAAGCATTCGGACCACCGCATTTCATACATCGAGGCTGGGATTTACGCGCACAGCGAGAGATTGCTGACGGCGACCTGATCGTGTTCGCGGCTGGCAGCGCTGATCAAGCGCCCCGCCGCAAGAGTTTCAACGACATCACGGAGTAACCATGGCTTACGCGTTCGGCTTCGTATCTGCGGTGTGCCTTGTCATAGCTGCTCTATCTGGACAGTTCGCCCGCCTGATGGTCCGCGCTCATCGCCGCTATATCGGAGGTCTGAAATGAACCGTCGCAGCCTTCTTGCCCTTATCGGCCTTGCGCCTATAGCAACCGCTGCAGCCGCACTTCCTCGCGTTGCAGATCCAGTAAAGCTGGCAAGCACTTGTGGAAGGGAAGTGAGTGCAAAGGGTTTGACTATCTTGGACACCGACACCGGCATTTACTCGGCAAGCGGGATATTCCGTTGTCAGTCAGTGGCAAGTCCAGATGGAGCGCTTTCAACGATCAGTCTGTCAGCAGACAAAATTTACATGTCGGATATCATCGCTGACGTGAACAACGATCTTAACAAGCATCTCGATTGGATTGGTTCGCAAGGTCGCGAATGCCAAGGCATCATCCACCGTATTGACACGCTCAACCAATAAGCGGCTACCTCCCTACAGGCTGCCGAACCCACGACAGCACGAAAAGGTTTTCTCTCACGCCGGATCGCCGGCAGTCGGTGCCGCTGGATCATTTTAGGCCGACATAAGCGGACGGGTGGGTATAACTTTAATCAAACAACCCATGGATTGGAATCATCGGAAATGTAGGCTTGCTCGACCTCATATCTTCCGAGTTCAATGGTATTAGTGCATTCGTAGCACTTGAAACTCCGCCTGCCACCATAGGTGTGTTGGAATTGCAAAATAGAGCGTACTTTTTTCTGGTAGCACGTGGGGCAAACCAAATGAGCAGGTTCTCCATTGGAACTAGCTGCCTTGAGTTCATACGCGTAAGTCTGCTCGCCGAAGTCTTTTAGCTGATATCGTGCAGCCTGTTTATCCCAAGCCTTGAGTTCTGCTATCTCTGTCTCAAGCTCTTTCAGCCGATCTTTGGCACCCGACGTAGCTTCCTGGGCATCAAGTATCTTAGACTGAAGCTCAATCACCGCCGCATTCAGTTTGACTTGGTCATTTACATCTTTCAGTCCTTTAACGATTTCAAGTGCTGCTTTTAATGCACCGTATCCTTCCGCAATACCCACAACCATACTGGCCTCCTCTTCATGGGGTAGTGAACTGTGTCCGAGGGCGGAGCGCAAGTAGTCAGGTACAATAATGCCCCGTGAAAAACCCATCAGCAAAAAAAAGATCAAAGAGATAGCTGATAAGGCAGAAGGCGGAATAACAGCAGAGCCAGGTAAGCGGCCACTGGAGTTCAAGCAGTCAGTAGCGGACATCATCTGTGATCGGATAGCGGACGGCCAAAGCCTGCGTGAGATTTGCCGTGATGACAACATGCCAGCTTCCTCGACAGTCTTCAAATGGCTGACAAGAGTTGAAACCTTTGCGGAGCAGTACGCGCTCGCGCGCGAAGCCCAAGCAGATGCACTCTTCGATGAAATCCTAGAAATCGCCGATGACGGTTCGAATGATTGGATGGAACGCAAGGGCGAAGACGGAACTGACCTTGGCTGGAAAGAGAATGGCGAGGCGTTGAGACGTTCTCAGCTTCGTGTTGATGCCCGCAAATGGATGGCTGGCAAACTGCGTCCCAAGAAGTATGGCGAGAAGGTAACTCTTGCTGGTGACGCGGATAACCCAATAGGCCCGCAGGTGATCCAGATTGTTGCAGCGTCGCCGAAGTCCACAAAGCGCAAGGATTGAACTACCGCCCAAGCTCGTTCCGATATTCGCGCCTCCAAGAGGGGCTGTACAGTATCGGGCGTTGCATGGCGGGCGAGGAAGCGCAAAGTCGTTCTCTGCTGCCAAGATGGCGGCAATATGGGGATACGCGGAACCGCTTCGTGTTCTCGCTACTCGCGAGTTTCAGGTTGCAATCAAGGAAAGCTTCCACGCCGAGTTGAAAGCCGCGATAGCGTCTGAGCCATGGCTTGAGGCGCATTATGACGTCGGCGTTGACTATCTGCGCGGGCGAAACGGGACAGAATTTATCTTTCGCGGCCTTCGTCATGGCGTCAACACCATCAAGTCGCTGGCAAAGATCGATCTGACTATTGTCGAGGAAGCCGAGGACGTACCGGAAAACTCCTGGCTGGCATTGGAAGCGACAGTCTTTCGTCAACCCAAGTCAGAGCTTTGGTCTATCTGGAATCCACGGCTTGACGGCTCGCCCGTTGATCTACGGTTTCGCAAGAACCCGCCTCCGAATGCTTTGATCGCGGAGGTCAACTGGCAGGACAATCCATTCTTCCCTGAAGGGTTGGAGAAGCTACGCCAGCGCGAACAGCAACGGCTTGATCCAAACACCTACGCTCACGTCTGGGAAGGCGCATATCTCACCAACTCTGATAGCCAGGTATTTGCCGGCAAGTGGTGCGTAGAAGAGTTTGAACCGTCTGAGTATTGGGATGGACCATATCAGGGCGGTGACTTTGGTTTCTCGCAGGATCCGACAGCGGCGGTTCGATGCTACGTGGTCGATGATGTTCTCTATGTCAGCCATGAGGCCGGCAAAGCAAAACTTGAACTGGATGACACGCCTGCTTTCCTGAATGAGCATATCCCCGGCTTTTCAAACCATATGACACGTTGGGATAGCGCACGGCCGGAAAGTATCAGCCACCTCAAGCGCCACGGCTTGCCCAGATCGGCATCGGTCGAAAAATGGAAAGGCAGTGTTGAGGATGGCGTGGCCTTCCTTCGCTCATTTCGAAAGATCGTAATTCATCCTCGCTGCACCAGCCTTGCGCAGGAACTTCGGCTCTACAGCTACAAGATTGACCGCCTGACCGGCGATATCACGTCCGACATCGTGGATGCGTGGAACCACTACATTGATGCGCTGCGCTACGCGGTCGCTCCCATGATCAAGAGACCAGGCCAAGCGGCCATGTTCCTGAAGAAGAAGCACCGCTCATGAACGCTATTCAATCTATCAGGAATACGGTCGTTCGGCGTCTGGACACCATGTTTCCGGGCTTCTTTGCTCAATCGAAGCATAACCACTATGCGGATTTCGGCTTTCCAACCGATCTCACGTTCAAGCAGCTCTACGACATGTACACCCGTAACGGCATTGCTCATGCGGGTGTGGAGAAAACTATCCTAAAGACTTGGCAGGATATGCCATTCCTGCTCGAAAAAGAGCGAGACGGTAGCGAGGGCAAGGAAACAAAGGAAACCAAGATTGAGAGCGATATTCGTCAGCGATTTGATGATCTTCGCTTCTGGCAGCAATTGTCCGAGGCTGATCGACGGTCACTCGTAGGGGCTTATTCTGGCGTCATCCTTCGCCTTGCCGACAGCAAGAAGTTTCAGGAGCCGGTTGATACAGTTCCCGGCGGCTTGCTCGGTCTTGTTGAGCTTATACCAGCTTGGGAAGGGCAGTTGCAGGTTTCCGAATGGGATACTGACGAGACATCGGAGAACTACGGTCATCCCAAGATGTACCAGTTCACCGAATCCCAGATTAACCCATCTCAGAAGGTCCAACGCCAGTTTCAGCTTCATCCTGACCGCGTTCTAATCTGGTCGCGTGATGGCACTGTGCATAATCGTTCACTGCTAGAGCCTGGCTACAACGATCTGATGACGCTGGAGAAAGTCAGTGGGGCAGGCGGCGAGGGCTTCTGGAAGAATGCAAAGTCTGCGCCAGTATTCGAGATCGACAAAGAAGCCAGCCTTGAAAACATGGCTCGCGCCATGGGCGTTCCTCTCGAAGACATTGCCGATCGCATGGATGAGCAGGTCAAGGACTGGCAGAAGGGCTTTGATCAACTCCTGATGGTTCAGGGCATGCAGGCCAAGACGCTTGGCATTACCCTTCCATCTCCTGAACATTTCTTTGCCATCGCGCTTCAATCATTCGCTGCGTCGATCCCGATTCCGATGAAGATACTTGTCGGATCGCAGACAGGCGAGCGCGCCAGCACCGAAGATGCTGAGGAATGGGCACAGACGAACATGTCCCGGCGTACAGGACAGGTGATTCCAAACACCATGTCACTGATCAATCGCTTGGAGCGCTTCAACATCCTGCCGGAGAAGGACTGGTTCCTGCAGTGGACCGATCTGACTGAAAGCTCCATCGCTGAGAAGATCGACCGTGCAGGCAAGATGGCCGATGTCAATCAGAAGATGAAAGACACTGGCGAATTCGTGTTCACGCCCGAGGAAATCCGCGCTGCCGTTGATTACGAACCGCTTGCCGATGGCGAGAAGTATCGGGACACAGACACAGACGACGAAAAGGAAGGCGCTCAGACGCCTCCAGCCAAAACCCCTGCGAAGGAAGAAACCCAATGAAGCACGTCCGCGTGAATATACGCTCGACGGCCAATACAAAGGCTGTCCGCAAGGAAAAGCGCAATGGGCGCGATGTGATCATCGTTCCAAGTGCAACGCTGCCTGACAACATCGTCATGAACGACATCATGTATCCGGCAGACGAGATCGCGAAGAGCTTCGTTGGCCTCAACCGTACGCCTGCGCCTCTCGGTCATCCGACAATCAACGGAAAGTTTGTCTCTGCCAGTGATCCGGAAGGGATCAACATCGGCTGGATTGGTGCATGGAACGAAAACCTGCGTCGTGAGAACGGCCGTGTCTTCCTCGACAAGGTGATTGACGTTGCCCGCGCCAATGAATCGGAAGGCGGCAAGGCGGTTCTGTCAGCCATCGAGAAGGGCGAGGCAATCCACACCTCAACCGGCCTTTACTGCATGATGGAAGAGGCCAACGGCGACGTTCCATATAAGCAAATCGCTCGCCACATCGTATTCGACCATGACGCCATTCTCTTGAATGAGGAAGGCGCAGCCACACCCAAGCAGGGTGTCGGCATGCTGGTCAATGCGAAAGGCGAGCAAGAAGAAATCGAGGTCATTAACTCTGCGATAGACGAAGCGGATCGTGACTTGGATTGGGCACTGGATTCAGTAGCTCGAGCTCTGGAGAAGCGCCAGCGTGCGCCGGTCCTAGAGCGAATGAAAACCGCAATAATCGATGCATTAGGCCTCGAGCGGGAACCCTCTGCAAATCGAAAGGAAGCAGATATGACTGTATCGAAAGAGCAGTTCGATGAGCTTTCCGCGAAGGTGAATACCCTCTCGGAAGGCCTCGACAAGATCGGTGAAACGATCTCGAACGCTGTCAGCGCGGCAGTAAAGCCGCTGACAGACAACCTTACTGAACTGCAGAACGGCCAGAAAGCCAAGGACGAAGCCGAATTGGCCGGTCTGGTTGAGAAGATCGTCAAGGCAAATATCCTCGATGAGGAAACCGCCAAGGATTTGACCCTTAATGCCGCTCGCAAGCTGGCTGAAAAGGCAAAGCCAGGCACTGCCGCGACGCTCAACGCTGCCTTCAAAGGCAACGGTGAGACTTCTGCGTTCAAGCTTCCGGAAGGAGACAACTAAGATGGCCCGCTATAACAAAATCTTTGCTGGCCCCTTCACTGAGGCCACACCGCAGGTTCAGGAGCGTATTTGCGCTGCTGCCGTCCTGCCAGGAACCGCACTGATTGAATCCGGCGCAAACTTTGCGCAGGCCGGTGCCAACAGCAACCTCAAGATTTACATCGCTCAGGATAATTACCTGACACTCAAGGGTGTGGACGAGGCTTGGGCTGCTGGCGACCGCGTGATCGGCATGGAAATGCTCGACGAGCAGTTCTTCAACGTGCGCGTTCCAACAGCAGTCAACGTTGCCCGTGGCGCTGCACTGACCACGAATGCCGCCGGCAAGTTCATCTTGGCGGTCACAGGCAATCGCATCATCGCTTTCGCTGAGGAAGCATACAACAACACCTCTGGATCAGATCAGCTTGTTCGCGCTCGCGCGGCCAAGGGCAATCTGGCAGTCGCATAAGGAGAGCCGACATGCGCTATTTCGATCAACAGCTCGTCGCCAACTCTCGCCCGCACGCGGCTTGGTGGGGTGAGCTCTCGGTGGAACGTGAACACTTCCACCGCACCGAAGAAATTCACGCCAACCTCATGCAGGAAATGCTCGGCAATGCCGCTGCCATTCTCCCTCGTGACGCTTGGCTTGATCTGGACGGCATTACACGCCGTGTCATGCGTAACGACGAAGGTCAGGTCTACATGGCCGATCTGATGCCGCTCGCAAAGGCCGTGAACATCGGCAAGCTTGTCCACCTGAACCGCGTGTCTTCTGATGCCGGTACTGTGGTTCGATCGATGTCGGGTCAAGTGCCTGTTCCTCTCGATAAAGTCACTTATGACTATCGCGGTTCGCCCGTGCCGATCTTCTCGACTGCCTATGGTCGTGAATGGCGCGAGTGGAATACGCTTCAGTCTGAGAACTTCGACGCATTGTCGGATGATCAGGAAGCCCACACAGCGAAGATCCGCCGCGACATGGCGCTCTACGCTCTGGACGGCGATTCTACCATCGTTGTTGGCGGCTATCAGGCATATGGCATCCGCACCTCTCCATTGTCCAAGTCCATTAACCTGGGTTCGGGCGCTGGCGGTGCGAATATCAATCTTACCACTGCTACCGCAGATGAGATCGACGCGTTTTTCTCCGGCCCGTTCGGAGCAATGCTCGATGCTAACCTGATCACTGGCAAGGTGAACCTTTACATCTCGCCGGAAATCGCTCGTGCATGGGACAAGGCATACTCCGCTGCTGCTGGCTTCAAACCCGGCACGATCATGGAGTTCGTCGCCAAGAACCGTCGCATCAACAAGATTGCGGTGACTTACGAGCTGACCGGTAATGCATTCTTCGGCTTTGTGCCGAACTCGGATTACATCCGCCCGCTCGTTGGTATGGCTGTAAACACGACTGCCAAGACCCGTCAAAACCCGACCGATAATTATCAGTTCCTGATCATGGGAGCGATGGGCATCGAAATCCGGGCTGACTTCAACGGCAAATCCGGCGTGTTCTACTCGGTCGTCGTCAACTGATCCACTGCCTCGCCTTCGGGCGGGGCTTTCCCTTTCACTCATGGCTTGGAGAAAAGCACATGAAGATCAAGATCACGAAGGGCGGGATTTTCGGCGCTGACGGCGAAATCGCCATTGGCACGACACTTACCGTCAAGGAAGAGCCAACGGGCTGGGCTGGCCGCTATGAGGTTATCTCAGGCGACACCAAGGACAAGGAACCTGTCCTCAATCCAAAGGTTGGCGATGTCACCGCAAAAACAGCACAGGAAGTGCTGGAATTGCAGACAGGCAATTTCATGACCTTCAAGGCGGAAGCAAAGAAACTGCTCGGTGATCAAACGCCCAGCAACAAGGAAGAGATCATTGCAGCTCTCGAAGAGCTTGCAACTCAGCCTTAATTATCTGCCCTGCTTTAAACGGCAGGGCACCTCTTTTCACCGGAGAATAGAAACATGGCTGGATACGGCGACGATGACCTGTTCACCACGTGGTTGAGCGAGAACGGCTATGAATTGCCGGCGAGCGCTCCCTCGAAAGCTATTCTCCGTAATCGTGGCAGTCAGTACATCGATAGCACCTATGGAGCGCGGTTCGTTGGTGAACCCGTCGATCCATTTACGCAGGAACGCGCATGGCCGCGCCGCAATGCAATCGTCGGTGGCGTGTCTATCCCTGAAACAACCATTCCCAACGCTGTTATCTATGCCAGCTTCTATGCGGCTTTTCAGGAAGCAACCAATCCGGGCAGCCTGACTGCTGTCGGTTCTGCTTCCACCAACATCAAGCGTGAAAAGGTCGGAGAACTCGAAACGGAGTATCAGAACTCGTCAAGCAGCGGTTCATTTGTCGATGGTCTCACGCCAATCATGACAGTAGTCGACGGCATGCTCGCACCATACCTGCGCTTCGTTCCCGCTCAGTCGATCGGCATTTGGTCTATAGGCTGATGGCAAAGTTTGATTACGCCCGCGCCCAAGCTACTGCGCTTCGACTGCTCGATAAGTTCGGCGCTGCTGGCTCTATCGTGCGCGACATGTCCGGTTCCGGTCCTGAATGGGATCCGGGCGAGCCGGTGCCGACGCCATTCCCATGCATCGCAGCGATACTGGCTATTGAACTGAAGGATGTTGACGGCACTCTTGTCAAATCGACAGACAAGACCGCCTATGTCGCCGCAAAGGGTTTGGCTATCGAGCCAACCACAACCGACAGGCTCATCTTCAACGGCAACAGCTACACCATCATCAAAGTTGCGCCACTTCAACCGGCGGCAACCGTTGTTTACCATAAGCTGTTTGTCAGAGCCTAGTCACCGCCCAGATAGATAAACCACACGACACAAGCTACCACCAGCAAAGCGTTGGCGTAGATCACATACATAAACCAGTTGTCGTGCATTGGATGTCTTTCAGTGGGCAGTCGCACCACTGTAACTCCTGAGAATGGATTTGGTTGATGCTCAAGCGACTTTCAGCCCGCGAGAAGTTTGATGGCAAGTAACCGCAGCATCTTTGAGCAACTGCTGGACAAGTACGACCAGACACTTGCAGAGGCATTCTTTCAGGGTATCGACGCTATCAAGTCGCAGATTACCCTGAAAATTGTCGTCGAGCGCCTTGAGCGTGGTGACATCGCCGGTGCTGTTGAAGCAATGCAGCTTGAAGACGAAGCATTCTCGGCTTTGGAGATTGCCCTACGCGAGGCTTATAACGCTGGCGGTGTTAGCTTTGTCGAGAACCTTCCCAAGCTTAAAGACCCTGAAGGAAACCGCGTTATCTGGCGCTTCGGTGTACGTGATTACGCGGGTGAGGCATTCTTACGGGATCATTCGGCGCAATTGGTGACGCGGATTGTTGAAGATCAGCGCGTTGCTGTTCGTCAAGCTCTGGAAACGGGCCTTTCTGAAGGCAGGAATCCACGTTCTACCGCACTTGACGTTGTTGGCCGGATCAATCGGGTTACGGGCAAGCGGGAAGGCGGCATAATCGGCCTGACAAGCCCGCAGGAACGCTACATCGCCTTGGCGCGCGCAGAGTTGCTTTCAGGCGACGTTACGCTCTTACGGAACTATCTGGGGCGCGGTAGACGCGTGAAACGGTATGACAGCGTTGTTCTTAGAGCGATAAGTGATGGCAAGCCCATTCCGCAAGACATGGTTACGCGGATGCTGGATGGTTACTCGAACCGATTACTGGAGCTTCGCGGCGAGATATTGGCTCGCACAGAAACCATGATGGCAATAGGCACAGCACGCGAGAATGCAATGCGCCAGCAGATTGATGCAGGGAAGGTCGCCTCTCAGGACGTTCAGAAGATTTGGCGCTCCGCTGCTGATGGCCGAGTACGCCACACACATAGAGTTCTGAATGGGCAGGCTGTCGGCTTTGATGCCGCGTTCCAGAGTGTTTCTGGTGCTCGCCTACGCTTCCCCGGCGATCCTGATGCGCCAGTAAATGAAATCTCAGGATGCCGCTGCCATCTTGAATACAAGATTGATTACTTCGCCTCAGTCGTTCGTCAATACAGGGCTGCATGATGGCCAAGCTATCCTTCAGTGCTCAGGTTGCAGCTTTTGCTGAGAAGATTCCCGGCGCGTGCGAAGCTGTGTTCAAAGAATCCGTGCAAGAGGTTGTTTCGGAAATGCAAACGCCGATTGGGGCGGGTGGACGGATGCGGGTTGATACCGGATTTCTCCGCGCTTCCCTGATGGCCTCAACCGCTGCAATGCCTTCGATCAACCCGAGCAAGGAGCCTACCGCTGGCGGCTCATACTCATACGATCAAGGCGATATCGAAGCCGTGATCTTGGGTGCCGATGTCGCTGACACGCTCTACTTCGGATACACGGCCTCCTATGCTGCACATCGTGAGTATGGGGTGGAAGGGCAGGTGCCCGACGCTTTCGTGAGATCGGCAGCGCAGCGCTGGAATACAATCGTTGAGGCGAAGGCGAAAGAGCTCAAGTCCCGCTTGGGTCTTTGATGGCGATGTTCTTATCGCCGTTCTCATCCATGGCTTTGAGCAAGCCCATCTGAAGAAGAGCTAAAGCCCGACGGGCAGCCTTGAGACTGGTATCACCGCGAACGGTTTCACCTTCCTCCTTGCCAAGGGCGAGCAGGGCGGAATGCAATCTTTCGTAGGTCTGATCGTCGGAAAGTTTATCGGCCATTGCCGGAAGGATTAACACGATGGCCACGAGTGTTGAAGGCACAATCTTGAGTTTGCTGCTTGCGAGGCTCGCAGCGCTTGTATTGTCGCCAGCATTACCTGTTGCCCAGCCAGGTATACCTTTTATAGCGCCAATCGAAACATCCGGCCCGAACAGCGGAAAACCAAAGCCCTACCTTCGTGCCGACTTTATTCCGAACCGCACCGAAAATCTCGGGATAGCTGATGATGCCAAGGCGAGACATCAAGGCATTCTACAGGTCATGGTGGTTCATCCATCGGGCATAGGTGCAGTGAAGCCCACAGACATTGGCGGCGCTGTCGCAGCGCACTTTGCCAAGGGAACGAAGCTCTACGGCTCTGGAGTCAAGGTGAAGGTCTACCAGAAGCCGAGTGTTGGCGCTCCGATGATCGAGACCGACAAAATCTATGTGCCCGTAACCATCCTTTGGCACAGCTTCAACTGAAACCCGGACACTCCGGTCTAACCCGCCCCGATCCGGGGTTCTTACTCTGAAAGGAAATACCATGGCCATTACCACGGCAACTGGTGCCCGTTATTTTATCGGCGGGACAACAGCTATCCCCTACACAACCGATGCAGCAGCAATCGCAGCCTTCGAAGCCCTGACATGGGTAGAAATCAAGGAAGTTGAGGACGGCGGTGAAGTCGGCGATGAATCCTCCGATGTGACTTTCCAGTCGTTGGGTGACGGCCGTGTTCGCCATTTGAAAGGTGCCCGCGACGCGGGAACGATTGCCATAGTCGTCGGCGACGATCCGCTTGATCCGGGTCAGATCGCCATGCGTGCGGCTGAAAAGACGAAGTTCAACCACAACTTCAAGATCGAATACGAGGACGCACCGAGCGAACTCTACGAAAACAGCGTGGATTACTTCCGTGGTCTCGTCATGTCTGCTCGCAAAAACATCGGCACGGGCGATAACGTTCTGCGCCGTACGTTCAATGTCGGCGTTTCCACTCCCATCCTGAGCGTCGATACAGCATTGGCTTAATCCCTTTGGCCGGTGTGAGTGCCGGCCGTCTCTCCCAGAGGACATTCCATGACATTCGAACTATCTGTTTTTGACGGTACTGCCGCCAAATTTGAGGACGGCTTTGACCTCGACATTCTTCACCCCGCAACGGGTGAGAAAACCGGCTTGGTTATCAAGGTCGCGTCCTATCGCTCCGAGCGAGTAAAGCGCGTACAGCGCCGCCTTGCCAACGCTGCCATTCGCGAGGGAAAGAAAAACCCCAAGAAGGTTGGCACTGTTGAAGAGATCGAGGAAAAGACTAATGAGATTGTTGCCGCGTCGGTGATCTCTTGGAACCTTACGCAGGGCGGCAAGCCTGTCGAATGCACGCCTGAAAACGTGCTCAAGGTTGTTTCAAACCCTGATTACTTCTTCATCTCAGAACAGATCGACAAAGCTGCTGATGAAGATGCAAATTTCGTGAAGCCCTCGCTGAAGAGCTGATCGACTTCGCGAGGGCGCATTTCACCCCGCGCCGCAAGAACGATCCAGAACCGGAAACACCGGAATATACCGACTATATTTGGGACTGGTTCGTTCAACTTCACAATTCCCGCCAGACCGGCTTTAGCGCCAACCCGATCAGCTTCCTTGAGATAGAGGCATTCTGTCGGGTTTCCGGCGCAATCCTGGATCCTTGGGAACTCTCCGTCGTTCGCCGCATGGATCAGGCGGTCCTCGCGATCATCAACAAGACCGGTAAAGCCGAACCTGTTCGCAGCCAGGCAACACCGGCAGACGTGCAGGAAGCCAAGCTTCGGATCAGAGGCGCGGCAAAAGACAGGCGGACTGTGAAGCGAGAGTTTTAGGTCAAAGATATCCGAAGGTTCTGCATTTGCTCAGCACGTCTTTCACCGGCTCGCTATCTTTCGCGGGGTCGCGGGCAAAACTAGCGCAGACATTCCGCACCTTGTCTGGCTCTCCTACTTTAGCTCCCACTCGTTCGTACAACGATTTTTCCACGTCACTCAGGCGTTTGGCTTGTTCAGTTCTGGAAGAGTAATCCCCGTATTGTGTGTAGGCGTAGTACCCACCTCCCACGATAATGACTACGCACGCCGTTGCGATCAAAGCCTTCAACCAGTTGTCCATAATTCCCCTCACATTTGAGTGGCGCAAGTTATCTCACGATATTCCGAAAGGTAAAGTCCCATGGCCGAACTTGCTACGCTAGGCATCGAAGCCAAGGCAACCGGTGTTGATCAAGCCGCAAAGGCCATGGACCGGCTCACTGGCGCTGCTCAGCGCGTGGAAGCGGCTACTGACGCAATCGGTGTGACATCAAGCAAGGCAGGCGCTATCGCGGCTCAGGCTGCAAACGCGCACGTGACGGCCTTGAATGCAGAAGCTGCTGCTGCAACCCAGACTGCCGGTGCAGTTCGCATCTACAGTGCTGCCAATCAAAACGCCATATCGTCTGTCACCAAACTCACCGCTTCGCAACGCTCTCTTTCGGGGCAGACCGGAAACATTGCGTCACAGCTTAATGATATCGGTGTTCAGCTTGCTTCTGGTACGTCTCCTTGGCTTATAGCCCTTCAACAGGGCACACAGTTGAACCAGATATTCGGCGGTCAAGGTTTGCGAGGTATCCTTGGTGGCCTTGGTAGTGCATTCGCGGCTGTCGTGAGTCCTGTAAGCCTGCTGACTATCGGTTTGATCGCCGCAGGCGGTGCTGCAATTCAGTATTTCAGCAATTTGTTATCGAGCGGACCTTCTGCTGAAGAGACATTGAAGAAGCAGCAGGATCTCCTCGACCGTACGGCCAAGGCGTGGGGCGATGCGGTTCCCGCGCTGCAAGCTTATGTCGATCAACTCGAACGAGCCCGCAATGTTGGCGATCTGAAGGATGTTCTCGCCGAGCGAACAAGCTCTACTCTCGCTGACATAAAGGCATCGCTCGAGCAATTCTCCTCGGACAATTCCGACATCATTGGTATTCTGAATATTTCGGCCAATAGCGCGCAGGCTCCTTTACATGATCTTGGTGTCGCATATGTCGGACTTCAGCAGAAGGTTGCGGCAGGTTTAGCAACGGCGGAGGATTTCCAGCGTGTTCAGGGCCAGGCCACGAAAGCGGCCGCAACGACTGGGTTTGAGGAAATAGGAACGTTTTCCACGGCTTTCGATACGCTAGCGGGCAGTGTACGAGGCGCACTGGCCGTCCTTGCACAGTTTGGGACTCAGGCGGGCAATCAGCTTAACACTGCGGCAAGCCTCCAAACCGACATCCAGAACCGCACAACAGCAGCAAGTCAGACATTTGTTGATGAGAACGGTCAGCCCCGCGCTGTTCGGGATTTCGTTCCCGGTACGCCTGCCGTACCAGAGATCCGTCCTTCGACAGAGAGCATGTTTCCGGGCGGGACATGGAAGAAGCCGAAGGCAGCAAAGGCCGCCGGTGCGGACGGCTATGCAAACTCCATTCAATCCATGCAGGCTCGAACAAAGGCAATCGAAGCCGAAACATCAGCGCAAGCTGCGCTCAATCCCCTGATCAATGACTACGGGTTCTCGGTGGCCAAGGCCAGAGCATCTGCTGATCTGCTAAATGCTGCCGAGAAAGAAAAGAAGGCAATCACACCTGAATTGAATGCGCAGATCAACGCTACTGCAACCGCGTTGGCGGGTGCCACAGCAGCGCAGAATATGCAAACCGAGGCAACTAAGCGCGCCAAGGAGGCAATGAATGATGCGAAGGATGCTACAAATGGTTTCCTTTCGGATCTGCGGGCGGGCTTACAGAATGGTGAAGGGTTGTGGAAGTCCTTCGGCGATGCTGCTCTTAATGTATTGGATAAGATTGTCGACAAGCTTCAGGACGATCTCGTCAATGCACTCTTCAGCGCTAATCAGGCTGGCGGCGGCGGCGGTGTTCTCGGTTTCCTCGGCAAGTTGTTCGGCGGCGGCTCATCCTTCAAAGTTACGCCTGGCGCTGGATTATTCGCTTCGGGCGGTTACACCGGCAACGGTGCAGCCAATCAGGCGGCCGGTATTGTCCATGGTGGCGAATACGTCTTCTCTAAGAAGGCAACGTCTCGCATCGGTGTAGGTAATCTCGAGGCGATGCATAATCGCGCAAAGGGTTACGCTTCTGGTGGATATGTTTCGCCCGTCATGCCCTCTGCAAATCAGAACTCAATGCAGACGGCCAACACCCAGCGTATACCTATTGATATCAACGTGTCGGTTGATGATGACGGCAAGCTCGTTGTCATCGCCAAGCAGGCAGGTGCGGAGGCCGGAGCGCAACAAGCGGATACGCGGGTAAAGACTTTCAGCAAGAAAGAACTTCCCGACCGCATGAATGAAATCAAGATGAACCCGAGAAAGCGATAGGCCATGGCAATTACCTATCCTTATGCTCTATCGGTCCTCGCTGATCGGCTGGATATTGAGTCTGTCGTCTGGGACATCCAGCGCAACGATGAATTGTCCGGTAGTGGTGACGGCCGTGTTTGGCAGGCAGAGCTTGCTCCACCTTTGTGGACAGGCGATGTCACGGTCAATGTCGGCTATCATGACGATATCAAACAGATCGCGGCGCTGATCCGCAAACTTCATGGCGCGCAGAACCAGTTCTATCTTTACGATCCGCTGTCCAAGTATCCTCAAGCCTATCCCGACGGAAACCTGTGGCCGGGGGAGAGTTTTTCAAACAAACTCATAAATCCCGGATTTGAGACGGGTGTCTTGACGCCGTGGGTTCCGTCGACAGGCGTAACTGCCTACAACACTGGCGCTCATTCTGGCGCCTATTGTATGCTTATGGACAAGGGAGCTACAGGAGCTGGTGCCGGAACACAGCGTGAGGCATGGCAACTCGTAGACGGTATTGTTGCTGGCAAACAGTATACCCTTGGTGCTTGGTTCGTCGGGGCTTCTCCAGCCACTGCTGGTGCCAATCTTCGCATTCAGTGGCGCAATGCCGCCAACGGCATAATCTCGACATCCAATATAGTTACTAACGCTGCTTATACAACTTCTTGGCAGTATATGTCGGGTACTGTGACTGCCCCAGCACTTGCAACCAGGGCATTGATTTATGTTGTTTTTGGAGTGACGGGCGCAGCCCAGCATCTGGTCGTGGATGATGTTTCGTTTGCAAGATACGAGACTTTCAACGGTTCAAATGCCCAAATTGAGAGCATCGAACCGGGTGGCAGACGGATAAGTTTGAAAGGTTTATCTTCGGGTTATCAGATTACCCTCGGGGATAAACTACAAGTCGCCTACGCCACTTCTCCAGTGCGAAACGGATTTCTTGAGGCTTCCGAAAGCGTCACGGCCAACAGCTCAGGTGTGACAGGGCTATTTGAAGTGTTCCCCAACGCGCCTACAGGAGTTGCAATCAATAACATGGTGACGCTGGTCAAGCCGGCCTGTAAGGGCTTCATTGCACCCGGGTCATTCAATCCGGGATCTGGCGCTGGCCTGATGACATCCGGATTGACCTTCAAGTTCATCGAAAAGCGATAAGCCTATGAAAAACATCAGCGCTGAAATGGCGGCTGCTAATGCGGCTGCTCGCGATAGAGGCTTGGTTCCGCGTCAGTTCATCCTTGTGGAAGCGCGGGAAAGATCAACCGGTCTACCGTTCCTTCGCGGTTTCTGGACAGGCGACGATGTCATCACGATAGGTGTCCCTGATCGCAACACAGGGATTATCGTCAACCGCGAGTTCTTCGGCAGTATGAACCTGAACATCTCGCCGATTGCCCGCGTGTCTGATCTTACGATCCAGACTGTAACTGTGGACCTTTCGCAGATCGCCACAGCGGTTCAGGAGATCGCACGTGAATACGATCTGAGACTTGCCAAAGCTGACATCTACGAAGCCGCTCTTGATCCGGACACAAGGCTTGTCGCTGGCAACCCAGAGATTGTCTTCATGGGTGAGATCAATGGCAATCCAATTGAAACTCCAGCAGTCGGTAATGATGGCTCAATCGAACTTGAGCTCAATTCAGACGCCATCAGCATGTTGACACGCACCAACCCGCGCAAGAGCTCCTACGAAGGCCAGAAACGCCGTAGCGGGGATGAGTGGGGCTTGTATGCCAGCACTCTCAGTTCGTGGAATGTGCCTTGGGGACAAAAGCGGGACAGCGTTGCCAATAGATTGCAGAACTCGCAGGCAAATAAATGAAACAGCTTCAGAGATTGCCAAACTGGCGCACTCGTTTCGAGGAGGCCATTGATGAAATCAAGTTTGTTCCGTTCGATTGGGAAGCGCAGCACGATTGCGGGCCAGGACTGGCTGGCAGATTGGTCTATGCGATTACCGGCGAAGACCTGACGACAAAGTATCAGGGCAAATACAAGACTGCCAAGGGTGCTCTCGGAGTCATGAAAAGGGCAGGGTTCGACAATCTTGCCGATCTGGTGGCTTCGTATCTGCCTGAAATACACCCTTCACAAGCCAGCCTTGGCGATATCGTTGCCTATGAAATCGACAGCCCGTTCGGTTTCGCTCTTGGCGTTGTGAACGGAGAACGCGTGTTCGTGCTTCGCCCTGAAGGCGTCGGAACAATGGATCTGCTTGCAGCAAAGCGAGCCTTCAAGGTCGGATAATGAAAATCATTGCTGTCTTCCTGACCGCTGCATGGTTCATGCTTGCGGGGCTTTCGCTTGCGCAAGCAGAGCCGATTACCATTGCACTGTTCGGCGCAGCTTTCGCAGCGACGACGGCTGGTGCAGTCGTATCCTATCTAATTGGTGCTGCTATCGCTTATGGCGTGAGCCTGCTCCAGCAAGCCTTGATGGGTGAAGACCAGCCAACTCAACATCAGGGCGTGAACCTCAATGTTAAAATGGGCGACGACAAGCCCATGTCGTTTATGGCTGGCAAAAGTGCGACGGCCGGAAAGCGTAAATATGTCGGGGCATGGGGCAATAGCAGCAAGACGCCAAACGCCTACTATGTCGATGTCATCGAAGTGGCCAATATTCCTCTGCCTGGAACACCTTCATTCTGGGTCGACGACAAAAAGGTAACGATAGATTGGAACGACACTTCTGATGCTCGCGGTTGCCCGGTGCTGGAATACCGCGATGGCGACAGAGATCACCTCTGGTTCAAATATTATGATGGCACCCAGACCGCAGCAGATCCGTATCTGCTGAGCAAATTCGCAAGCGATCAAGAGCGCCCTTACAAAACAACAATGATCGGGCGGGGTTGCCCCTATTTCATCGCAACTGCTCGTCTAAATCAGGAATTGTTTCCGAGCCAGCCGACCTTTCTCTGTGAAACGCCTGTCAGCGCCTGGTACGATCTGCGCAAGGACTCCACCAATGGAGGCTCGGGCACGCACCGTTGGGGTGTTCGCTCGACCTATGAGCCTTCTGATAACCCTGTCATCATCATGTATAACGTCATTCGCGGCGTCTATTACGGTGATGAATGGGTTTACGGCGGGCAAAACTTGCCTGCATTTCGGCTTCCGGCTTCGAACTGGATGGTTGCAGCAAATGAATGCGACCGTCTCATTCCGCTTGCAGAAGGCGGCTCGGAAAAGCAGTATCGTTGCGGCACTGAAATCAACTGCGACATGGAGCCTTTGGCAGTCATTGAAAAGCTGAAGAAGGCTTGTAATGGTCGTCTTGCGGAAGTCGGCGGCATCTTCAAGATACTGGTCGGTGCCCCCGGCGCGGCGGTCTATTCCTTCTCTGACAGCGATATCCTCGTTACGAAGGGTCAAAGCTACACTCCATTCCCCGGCTTGGATGCGACTTATAACGGTATTGAGGCGACCTATCCCGAGCCCTTGGAAAAGTGGGCCACGAAGGACGCACCAGCTCGCTATTCCACTGATTTGGAACTTGCAGATGGCAATCGTCGCCTCGCGTCCGGTGTAACTTTTGAAGCTGTTCCTTTTGCTGTCCAAGTCCAGCGCTTGATGAAGCTGCTGATTGAAGAAGATCGACGTTTCCGCGTTCATTCGTTCTTTCTACCGCCAGATGCTTGGGCGCTTGAGCCGAATGACGTTGTTTCCTGGACCTCTGTCAGAAATGGTTATATCAACAAGAAGTTTCTCGTTGTCCGCATCGATGGCGAGCGCACGTTCAACCAGCTTGTGGTTCTCAAAGAAATTGATCCATCGGACTATGACTGGTCAACCGGTGAGCAGTTGCCGGTTTCGGTGGGGCCTGTTGGACCTATCGTGCAGCCATCGCATCCGATGTTCGGTTGGCAAGCGCTTCCAGCGGTCTTCAGAGATCAGAATGGTACTGCGCGTCGTCCGTCTATCGAGGTGTTTTACGCCGGCGATCAGGACGGCGTAGACCGCATACGCGTTGAGGTGTTCTTAAAGGAAGACGGCAGTCTCGTTTTCGACGGGGAGTTGCCATACGACGCGCCGCTTGATCAGCAATATTCGACGATCCTGAATGGCACATTTTTGCCGAATGAAGAGTATCAGGCCAGAGGGACCTATGTTTCCAATCAGGGAAAACGGTTCTCACCGTCTGGTTTGATCGATGTCACCACGCCAAATGTTCTGCTTACCGACAAAGATGTTTATCTCCCCGGAATGGTGGATGAAGTTCAGCAAAGCCTTCGTGACAAACTGGCCTTCATTCAGGAAGGTCTTCGCTATCATATCAAGGCAGCGCAGCAGCTCGACGAGTTCGTAGCCGAGCAGAGCGCTCAGTCGTTCGAGGATCGAAAGGAAATCGTTGCCACGGTCGGCGCGTTCAAGGCGGAATATACCGAAACGATAAGGGTTGTTGCCAGCGATACAGCGGCAGCGGTTCTCAAAGTGGAAACGCTTGAAGCCACCGTCAATGATCCTGTCACCGGCCTTGCTGCCACGGCGAACATCACCAATACACTGTCGGTAATGGTCAATGACCCCGGAACCGGCTTGCAGGCAACATCTAATGCGGTGCAGGCCGCAACAGTGACAATCGGCAAGTTTTCGGCCAGTGGCTTGTTTCGGTCAGAGCAGGTTGCAACTCAGGCGGGTGCGCAATCGACCATTGCGATAGGCGTAGCTGCGTCTGCCGGCGCACTGATGTCTCAGGCCGTCATGTTCCTGAGTGCGTTGGCTGGCGGACTGAGTGAAATCGGCTTCCTTGCTGATCGCATCTATATGGTCAACGGATCGGATAAAGCCCGCCCATTCGTGTTCCAGTCTGGCATTCTTTATCTCGACCAGGTGAAGGTCAATTCACTTTCGGCTCTGTCCGCAACGCTTGGGGCAGTCGATATCAGCAATGCGATTATTGGCAATCTGATCGTTGGCACCTCAAACCTCGGCTTCCGTGCTGTTACGGCAAACGTAAGTTATAGTTTCCCGACGCAGACAGGTACGCAAACGTCATGGACAGTCGGAGCAACCGCAACAACGCAGAACCCAGAGCAGGTTCCTGTTTTCTGTGAGTACGGCCTGTTCACGAACGTCAAAAGCACTGTTGGTTTCACCAATTTCGCCGAAGCCAGATGGCGTCACGTTGAAAGTGGAGCGGTGCTTAAATCGATATCAAATAACATCGGCAATGCTGGCGAGGCAGTGAAGAACGACGTTGGCTTCTTCCTGCATGACACTCCCGCTTTAGGCACCAACACATACGTTCTGGAATATCGAAACCAGACACAAGGGCCGAACTTTGCGCAGGTGAGCGCATACGTCAAATCCGTCTGGTGGAAGAAGTAACCAGTAAATTCCGACCTTTCCCAACTGCAACCCGTACCCACGGGAAGGAGAATCCATGTCAACTATGGTCGAAAAGACAGTCGAAATCACAATTGCCGATCATGCCGAGGAAGCGCTGGCGCTCAACCAGTTCTATCATCAGCGCACGCTTGGCGTTCAGGCTATGCGCCGGACGGAAGCCGAGAAGGTGCATGTACTCACCGAACAGCTGGAAATTGCAGAGAAAGCACTATCTGAAGCGATGGCTGAGATTGAGCGGCTTTCTCCTGCAAAACCCGTCGAAGCGCCTGAGAAGCCAAGGAAAAACTGATGGTAGACAATCCCGATTATAGCGTCGGTACAGTATCAATTACAACCGGCACCAAGGCTTTGACAGGCGTCAGCACTATGTGGCTGTCGGCCGATCTTGAAAAAGGGGATGAGTTCGGCTTCGACGGATATGCGACTTCTCGTATCGACACCATCACGGCTGACGGCACCATTACCCTACTAGACACTTGGCGCGGCCCGACTTTGTCAGGCAGTCCATACTTCATTCGCTATCAGGCGGATGGATCGGGACTGACCGGCCAGTCAATCGCGCTTCGTCGCATGCTAAGCCAACCGCTGTTGACGGCCTTCGCAGGCATTACAGCCGTCGCCGACAAGCTCATGTATTTCACCGGTGCCAACACGATGGCGCTTGTGGACTTTAAGGGGTGGGCGCGCTCGTTGCTCGGTCTGACGCCCGCTGCCAACAAGAGTATCTATTTTACCGATGCTAACACTGCGGCAACTTATGATCTGACTGCCGCTGGACGTGCGCTGCTTGATGATGCCAACGCATCGGCGCAGCTTGATACACTCGGCTTCTCGGCATTTATCAAAACGCTGATTGACGACGCAAATTCCACCGCAGCGCGCACCACGCTAGGAGCCCAAACTGCGCTTGGATATACACCAGTCCAGCAAGGGACAGGTGCTGGGCAAACTTCCAATATAGTAAAATTAGGTTGGAATGGTGCGAATGCGCTGAAGGCGACAATTGATTTTACAGATTTGGGACGGATTTGGGCGGACTTTGAAGCCGGTCGGTCGCTAACAAGCAATGGTTATCAAAAGTTCCCCGGCGGATTAATTCTTCAGTGGGGGAGTGTTGCAGGTGCACCGACCGACTATGCACAAGCCTTTCCTATTGCATTTCCGATCGCTTGTTTTTCGGTAGTAATAATACCGAATTTCAATACAGCAGCAATTACTTGTTACGGAGTGAATACCAGCAATATAGGAACTACAAGTTTTGATATCCGCGCCCGCAATATGACCAATGGTGGTATTCTTACCGCTCAAGGTAATTTGCCGGTCGTGTGGATGGCGGTAGGGATATAAAGCCATGAAAACATTTGCTATATTTGACGAACAAGGTTTACCGCTAGCATTCTACAATGAAGATATGCACGGTTCCAAGACTATACCGATTTACGGTTCGGTCCTGGAACCAACCGAAGATGAGCCGAACCCCGTTGCACCTGTTCTCGGTGAGAAGCCAAACCCGGATTGTAAAATTCCATCTGACGCAATCGAGATTACACGCAATCAGTGGTTGGAACTAATAAACAATAGCGGTCAACGTAAATGGCAAGATGGGAACATTGTTACGTACGAGCCGCCGACCTCGGAGCCAATCGTTCCGGATCGGCTATCCCGCCGCCAGTTTCGCTTGGCCCTGATCGATGCGGGACTGCTTGAACAGGTCGAGGCGTGGGTTGCCACTCAGGACATACGCACGCAAGCGGCTTATGCCGACAGCAGCACGTTCTTGCGTACTGATGAAATGCTTCAGCAAGGTTTTGCGGGTCTCGGGTTTTCCGAACAGCAGGTGGATGAGTTTTTCATGGCGGCCGCCCAACTTTGAGCGAGCGCAGCGCCAACCGGGCGTGTTGAGTTGGGGCTGTGCTCGGTCAGCTCGGGGGTGCTGACAGAAGCATAAAACTAAATCTGTGTGACAAGTTCAAGTCAAACGCCTTAGCTCAATGTGTTTAGGCGTGTCAGCGAAGAAGGAACAAAGTGAAGTTGATGCCCGACATCAGGGGTGAGCTCTGGTTACCTTGAATTGGGTGCTTAGGGTCATTGTGAGCTGGCACCCGGTATCCATGCTCATGTGTTTCAGAGCAGGATCGCCCAACCGCGATGGATATCACCGACACCACAGCGACAATCAACAGATAGGGCCAGACACTGCTTAAATAGGGCTTGTGGTCATCATCCGTCATTCCGCTTCACCTCTCGGCAGTGAAGTCTAACATCCGAATTCTATCACCAGCTTACGACGAGACAAGGCCCGACCACGCACCAGGAGGTTTTCGCGACCGGACCTCTGCCGACACGTATCTACCCATGCCAGCTTGCCATTTAACTCGCGCTGGTGACCTGCAGTTCCATATCATTCAAGGAAATCGCTATGAACATTCCAACGGAATGGATGCCGAAGGTATCCATGCTGCGCATCATCTGTCATTGGACGGCTGGCGGGCACAAGGCGAGTGAGTTTGACCGCGAGCACTATCACCTCCTGATTGAGGATGATGGAAGACTCATTCGGGGCATCCCCTCCATCGCCGATAACGTCAATATCGCAGACGGAAAATATGCCGCCCACACAAAGGGCTGCAATACAGGATCGATCGGAATTTCGCTGTGTTGCATGGCTGGCGCTGTCGAAAGCCCCTTCAGTTCGGGCAAGGCACCCATGACGCGCGCCCAGTGGGATGCACTTGTAAACGCCGTCGCTGAATTATGCCGGCAGTACAAGATCCCGGTCACTTCAAAAACGGTTCTCTCTCACGCCGAAGTGCAAGCCAATCTCGGCATTCCGCAGCGACAGAAGTGGGATATCGCGCGCCTGTCGTTCGATCCATCGGTGAAGGGTGCCAAGGCTTGCGGCGACAAGCTTCGGGCGGAAGTCACCGCCAAACTCAAGGGCTAATCAAATGGAAGGGACAGGACCAGTTGATGCAGTTGTGAATCTGCTGATCGGTCTCGGTTTGCCGGGGGTGATTATCATCGCCCTCGGCTTCGCCGTGCACCGTCTTTACAACCGCAATCAGGAACTACTCGACACGATGGTCGAAACCGGCCGCGAAACCGTTAAAGCCCAAGAAGCTGCAACAGCGTCGATCAACAGGCTGTCCGATCTGCTTCTTCGCGGCAAAGCACCGGAGTAAGCGAATGGGACTTTTCCAGAGAATTTTCAATCCACATGACGGCTCGCGCCGTGCAGTCGTCGCCCGCGTGATCGAGGCGCGCAAAGACGTTGAGCGGGCTGCCAATCGCTTGGAAGTAGTGGTTGCGGACCTGCTCGAAGAAAATGACCGGATAACAGGAAGGAAGCGAAATGTTCAAAAGCCTCGCTCTTAATCGCGTGCTTTACGGGATTGTGCTCTGCACCTCCCTGTTCTTTGCGTTGCGGATGATCTTCGCCCCAGTAGAACTTATCATCTTCCTCAATGGCATATTCGCCGGATCGATTGTCGCGATCCTCGTCGCCTACGGCAAGCTGATCTGGTACGCGCTGCTCGGCATCGGTGAATACAACCGCGTTCGGCAAATGACCATTGGCTTTGTAGTTTGCTGGATTGCCATTTGTGTCGGGGCTTCGAACTCGATCTATCTTCGCTCAATGGGCGCGGACATTCCCATGACAGACCTTACCGCCGCTGCACGGTATCTCAGCATTATCGCGGCCATGCTTCAGGTGACAGCGCCTGACTTTGGCCTTGGTCTCTTCCATGGCCGTGACAGGCGCGTTCTGTGGGCAAGCGTGACCATCGGCCTTCTCGTTGCGATCATAACAATAACGCTTCAGCAATGGGGTGCATGATGACCTGGCTGAAACTTATCCCGTATGCCGTGATAGCAGCATTGGTTGCCACGGTGCTGTGGTATCGCGGCAATCTCATCGACGCAGAAGCCGAACAGGCGAGGGCAACGGCTGCCCTTTCGGTAGCGAAGGAATCGAACGCTCAACAGGCCAAAGCCATAGAGCAGCTCACAGCGCGCAAGGCCCGTGACGACCAAATCCTCGCAGATATTTCCACAAAGCTTGCTGGTATCAATCAAAGCCTTGCCGAAACCAATGAAACAATTTCAGGACTGGAAAAAATCGATGCAGATGTTCGCAACTATCTTGATGAGCCTATTCCTGATGCTTTGCGCGGGGTGCTCAACAACAAGCCGTGAGGCATATCAGGCAACAAAGGTTGTGGAAGTTTATCCGCCGGCTGCTTTGATGGCACCATGCCCAAAACCCTACCGCCCCGTGAAAACGACCGGCGACTTAGTCAGGCGGCTCAATGCAACGGAAAGTGCCCTGAGTACGTGCTCGGCTCAGGTTGATGTGATCAGGTCTTGGCGCAGCTCGTCAACACCGCCAGCCATCCTTGACAAGACGAACTAGCCGCGCGGGTTGTGCGGGAAGTACATGCAGGCCAGCCATGTTGCGGCGATACATCCGATTATGAGAGCCGTATTAAGCATGCTGAGAAAATCAGCCATCGGCAGACGAATATCAAATTACAATAAGTTTGAATATTGCGATCTCAATCAGCCCCCGGATGCGGGATCGGCTGGAGCGTTTAGAGCGGGATAGGCGACAATCCCAGCCATAGAGGATATGGAATGAAGTCGTCGATTCATGGAAATAGAATCATGAAACCCATCGAAGCATTTACGAGAGAAGCAATAGGATCGGACAGTTCGTGGGTTCCCAGCGAAGCGGGCTCTGATACTGCCGAACAATATGTCGAGACTTACCTGTCTGCCCCAGATGCTTGGTGGTGGTCGACAAATGACTATTCGTCCGAAGAAATCGAAATTGTGCTTAAACGCACTCTTGCAATTATTGAGCGAGCCAAATTGCCTACGCATGAAAATGCCTTGGATCAGTTAGGTGTCGGGCCCCTGGAAAATATGATGTCTGATGATCTTCTCGACATTCTTGTACATTGGCAGCCATTTTCCGCTGCGATGTGCCATGCGCTTGCATGTGTTCGCATGGAAGTTCAACCAATTGCAGTACAGAAACGTTTGAGGGCAATGTTACTTCAGTCACAGCAGTAATCCGGCTGGGGCGAATAGAGCAGGATCGGCGGCAGGGAAGTTGGGGCTTGCCTGAGGTACAGAGGGCTATCGATGTGCTTGTGCTGGAAAAGGCAAAGGAGTCAGGTGAGGACTTGCCCTGCTAGGTTAAACATAAGGGAGGCTTGGCGCTATGGTAAGTTTCAAACGGGGAGCGCCAAGCCAGCTGCCGTTTGGGTTACACCTTCGGCAACCGGGACGAAAACGCCCAGACATTTTAAAGGTTCCCGATCTGTATTGAATTAGCGAATCCAGGAGCAGCACCGGAAGCAGTATGGCGTTGCTCTATCCAGGAGCGGCGTTTTTTGCGTCTATCAGGCAAGTTGTTCTGAATTGATAGGAACCAGTAGCTCGTATAACAAGCCTTCTCGTTCATAACTCAGTTTTCCAGTCCCATTAAGTTCCGTTGGAATAAGGCGTTCGATTATTTTTGAGCCAAATCCACGTCGGGTGGGCTCTTTCACTTCTGGTCCGCCCATTTCACTCCAATGAAATTTTAAGGTTGGTTCCTCTAAATTGAGAATCTCCCAATTAATCGTCACCGAACCATTTTCTTTGCTTAAAGCGCCATACTTCACAGAATTAGTCGCTAGTTCATACAAACCAAGAGTTAATGCGGATACCGCCTTTTCTTCAAAAACAATTCTTGGTCCTGCAATTCTTATATCAAATCCCAAGAATGGCTTCAGGGCCTCTTCTATAATGTCTTTCAAGGGAGCACGAGACCAATCATCACGGGCGAGTATGTCGTGTGCGACCGCCATCGCACCAATACGACCGGAAACAGCGGTAGCTGCTTCGTCGAGCGAACTTGCAGAACGCAGTGATTGCGTGAAAATTGACTGTACTGTTGCAAGTGAGTTTTTTACTCTGTGTAGCAATTCACGTGTCAGCACTTTTCGGTGCTCTTCGGCCTCTTTCCTTGCGGTGATGTCCTGCGTTATACCGACCATCGTAATGGCAGTATCCAATGAATCTGAATTTATCTGGCCACGTACCTCAATCCAACGCCGTTCGCCCTTTGGAGTAGATATCCGATACTCTAACTGGAAATCTTCATTCGTTTCGATTGCCCTGGCTACCACTGACCTCCAATGGTCTATGTCTTCAGGGAAAATTGCGTTCTGAAATTCTTCGTAAGTTAAAGTTTCTGATGCTTCACGTCCGAAATTTATCTTGCACTGTTCAGATGCAACCAATCTTCCCGATTTTACATCGAGCGTCCATGTTCCCATCTGGGCAGCACTGAGAATAAAGCGAAGGCGGCTCTCGGAATGTGAGAGATCGATCATGCGCTTCTCAATATCAATCTCAAGGCTCTCTTGGGATTTTTGTAACTCGGCCAATCGATGTCTATCTGGTGAAACGTCGAATTGAGATGCAAAGAAATATTTGAGTTCGCCGGTATCGTCAAAGACTGGCGATATCAATACCCGATTCCAGAACGAGCTACCATTTTTGCGATAGTTGAGCAGGTCAATTTCAATTGGCTCCCGCCTTGCAACGGCGTCTCTAATTCGCGTTACATCTTCGTCGTTCGTACCAGTTCCCTGCAGGAACCTGCAGTTTCTCCCGATAATTTCTTCACGTGAATATCCAGTGAGACGGCTGAAGGCGTCGTTTGCGAAAACAATGGGGTTGTCATACTGACTTGGATCCGTGATCAGCATCGGCATACGGGTTGCTCTAACAGCAGCAGCAAATGGATCCGAAGACGCAGCTACCTTGTGGATTTCGCTATCAATGCGAGCGTCTTCCTTGTTGTCCAAAATAGTTATCCTACAATTCGCGATAGGGGGGCATTCATAAGCGGTCTAAAGCACGAGACAATTTAATCCAAGGCTTAAAGCGCTACTGATCCTTAAACTATCCCGTTGCGATGGCCTGGCTCCTTCACCCCGTCATTAATCCCTGCGGCGCATCTTGCCCTTGCGCCACTTCTCCAGTTTGCCGGTTGATGGCCTTATAAACGTGCTATCCATTCATGCTTGGGATGCAGGGCCTCCAACCACAAGCGCAGATCAAGCTTCTCTTGGGAACTGAGTTTGGGGAGCGCAGCCTCAAAGTCGCGCTCGTCTTTCTCTCTCCGATGCTTTGCCTTGAAGAGCAGAACGTTGGCCGGTGCGAGATAGGGAATGCCCAGGTGGTTCTTTCGAACGGCGGTCGCTCTTGCCATTCGGATTGAATGATCGCGTTTATATACCCAGACTTCAGGCGTTCCCCGCTCTATCATCATATCAACACGCCAGAAGCCAGCGGCCATGTCGGCGCCCCAGAGTTGCCATTGGTCTACCGATGGCACCGAATTTGAGGCGAGGTAGGAAAGCTTGCCCTCACGGACTTCAAAGAAATCCAACTGGGACAAGATCTTACGGCAGCGATCTATACCGGCGGGCAAAACGGCGAACTCAAGATCTTCGTGCGCCCGGGTCTGATGGCCGTGCCACAGGTCCAAAGCCCAACCGCCGACGACATACCACTCTGATCTCCAGTGTCCAAGATGTGCATGCAGCTCATCTGGTGACCAGGCATTCCATGAATCTTCTGGGAGAGGGTTCATAAAGAGGACCAAACTCTAGTGGGGAGGTTTCTGCAGTCTTTTGATCCACTGTCCGCTATGATGCAATGGTCTCGAAATCGCCATTCGGATCTTTCGGTCAGTTTTTAGGTCCCAATCCTAGTTCGGTTGAGGATTCTTCGACCAATGATCAATGGAAGGGTCGTCAATGTACCGCCCTAGCGAACGCAGATGCGCTATAATTTCAAATCTGAGATGATCCCGGTCGCCATACTTTCCCCATATGCGGTCTAACTCAACCGTCACTTTGTCGATCTTCTCTTTCGGTAAATCAGCGTCACCAATGGTATAATATTCGAGTCCAATTGCGCAGATATCGCACCCGGTTTTGATGACATCATCAACGAACGCCGGTATTTCGCTTTCAAGCATTAATCTCTGTCGTTTATCTGCCATTTGACACTCCTTTGTGGTTTGGCTTTCCGCGCCGATCTGAAGACAAACCAGTAAGGCAGAGGGTTCGATATTTTCTACTGTGGAATCCTACAGTGCCAACCGAGGTAAACATGCAAACGTAGGACTTCCGCGGAGACCGAGCTTTTTAGCTTTGGAACTGATTCACACGCTCCGCATTGAATCCGTTTCGTAGGAGTGAGTGCCATGAGTGTCGTATCCCCTAGTAGGTAAGCACTGAATTTTCGCAAAAAACCTGCTCTGCTGAGGTATTGCCAGTTCATATGAGCTGCTGCCGCTCAATCGTTGAACTTGATTGTCTCAGGCAAAAAGCGTCCCAGTTTTTCCTTCATCACTTTTCGAACGAGACGCAGAGGAGCGCTCGAGAATGAATCCAGGCTTTGGATGCAACCAAACGGGTGACGTGCTCTGCGTACCTGCTGTGCAAAACGGTACATAAAAAGCAGGGCATGAGGTGTCACATAGGCAAGCGACACCGGCTTCCTGATGTGCGCACTTCCCGCAGAAATCTCCAGATGATTTATTAAAGCAACCGGGGAAAATTGCTCCAGACTTCGCGAGCGGAATTTTATCTGCTTGCGCAGCACTTCGGGTTCTCGATGATAGAACGCTTTCTGTACCGACTTTCGCAAGGGATGGGGGAGGTGATCCACGAGAACGAACCTGCCCTCAAATCCCGCAATGCGCGCACCGAGCTCATGCGCCAACCGGTAGGTGGGGCGCTTGTATACAAGCGCGCCGACACTGGGTTTGAACGCCCTTCGTAAGAATGTCTTAATGCGCCAGCGTTGTGGCGGAACCCGCTTTCCAAAAATCACAGGCATCCCATTCCGAAAGAAAAAATCCGGCGTCAGACTTCTGTTCATGAAGAAATCATCATTCAAATAGATGTAGTGCTCACGAAGTTCGGGAATGCGCCAAAGCATTGCTTCTATCGTTCTGGCGTTGAACGTTGGCAACACTTCTTCAAAGCCTGCAAACAGTACCGTGTGATCAATAATCTGGATGAAGTCCTGTTCGCACAGGCCAGCCTTCGCAAATTCATCGATAAATTGTGGTTTTTGATTATCCGAGACTATCCATATCCGCCGGATAAAGGGTGCAAATTTGAGAATTGACGCGATGCAATAATAAATTTCGCCATTGTTGGCATATCGCGTCGCCTTTCCGAGCATACGGCCGTCCAGATGTTCTTGCATCTTGGCGAAATGCTTTGGGTCAGATCCATCGACCCAAGCTATCACAGCATCGATTTGTGGATTAATTACAGAGTCCAATCGCTCAAAACTCTCCCCCATGAACTTAACTGGATAACGATTATTTAATCTCATACAACAACAATCAAGCGCAAGATTCAGCGTTCCAATGATTGATGATTATCTTTGAATATCCACCAATGCCGATTTCATGAGGCCCTCACTTAAGCCCCACGCCGCATCTTACCCTTGCGCCACTTTTCCAGTTTGCCGGTTGATGGCGGACGGCCAGCTGCCTCGACGTAAATGTCAGCTTCCTTGGCGGCCTCAATGAATGCCATACGCGCAACGCCGGGTGACAGCTTGCTGTCATAGCATTCCAGCAGCGCATGCTTGGCGATATCCAGCCTTTCGGTATCCGTGCCGGGCCATTCATTCACAATGAACTCTGCCGCCTGCATGATGGAGGTTATTACCTTCATCTTGCCGATCTGGCGGGTCATTACGGTTACTTCTTTGAAGGGTTTATCTTCCATGAGTCGGTGAACGCCTTATTCTATCGTTCGTTCCCTTGCCCATCCTAGGTATGCCATTGCGAGATCGATGGCTTGCCTTTACAGCTAAACAAAAATTGGGGGCACACGGTGGAGAAGCTTATCATACAGGCAAAGGATTTGTCCGCAGTCGTTGTACCGGGCAGCCTTCTCTTAGGAGTGTGTTGGTTGATAGGCACTTGTTGGGCGTTAGGTCCCAACGCTTTTGGCTTTATATCGGTGGCGGATGTCGTCCGAAGTGCCTTATGGTTTTGTCCCGTTCAAATTGTCACTATGACTTTCGTCCTTACGCTTCGCGAAGCATTCCCCGTGTTGAAGGGGGGCAAGTCGGAGGTTGAGTACGTAGCGGATTTGTCGAGTGAGAGAAAAAAACTGCGCATGTCGATCGCAATAGTTTTTCTTATCCTAATCGTTGGCGTGTTTTTGCTCGTTCCGACCCTGTTCTATGTCTTATTGGTATTCTTGGGCATTTACATTTCTTATGCAGTTATACGTTACTCGCGCGCAAGCGACAGAGAAACTAAAATGCCGTTGTTCTCAAAATTGCTAATTCTTATGTTGGGTGCCTGTTTTCAAGTAACGCTTTTAGCCTATGGGATGACTGGGGCGATAATAACGATGTCGTCATACGGGCCCTCTGAATCTATATGTGTCAATAAAGAGTGTTCCGATGGAACTGTTATAAAGAGATTCTCGGAGGCGACCTATGTACGTTGGGCGAGCAATAATCATCTAACAATATTATTGAACAGCGAAGTCACTAGCATCGTTAGTAAACGAGAGTTGTCCGACGCACCACTATTCGATACACGCCCCTTTTTTGCCCACGCGTTGAACTGGCTTTTGACATCGGATACCCTTCCTGAAGGGAGTTGATTAGACCTTCCCGCCGCTCTTATGCTCGCCGCAATACCAGACAATTCCATATCGCCCCGAGAAGCCAAAGCTGCCCCACGATTTGCAGTCTTTATGATCGCACCAATGCTCAAACAGCCCGGCAGGTGCGGATTCCATATGAGCAGGGTATTCAGGCTTGGCCGATGGCGGTGTTTCAGACATCAGGTTTCTTCATCAATTTTGACATATGTATTCTCACGGACTCGGCTACGGTTGCATCAAGGGCGAGCGCAGTATTGTCAGCAACGGCAATCATAGCGGTTAAAACCTCGGCCTTCGTCCAGCCCAAGGTGTTCGCGCTTCCCAGTATCTTCAACAGCTCATCCTCGATAGCCATCTGACAGTCGACTTCTCTTTCCGGATACCGGCCATTCAGCTTTGGAGCGATGATGATCATGTGCCGTCGCCCTCAAATGCTGTCTCGTTGTACACGGGATCGTTGGCCGCCGCATTGGTATAGAGCACGTGCAACTCACCCTCAGTACCGTCGGGAACGCCAGTGAAAATGTAAATCTCGCCCAGTTGAGGATGATTTGCTTTTACCGCGTCAAAAGGAAATTCATTCGGATCGGCTGAAGCCGCGATAGTGATGTTCTCTACAATTTGCTCGCCGTGCGATGCGACATTGAATGAACCGGGCAGTTCCTCAACATCAATCATATTCGCTTCAACTTCTGCCACGTAATCTTCATCGAAATAGCTCTCGATGCTGTAGTTTTTCCCGCGAAATCTGACTTTCCAAGGCATGGCTACCTCCTTACAAAAGGCGTGGTTCTTCTTCTACGAATGCCTCTGGAGCCGCGGAAGGTTCCGCGATGGGGTTGTTCTGTTGCTCTTTGGCGAGAACAATCAAATCATTGTCGGGTAGTGGTCTTTGTAGCTGTAGCGCCTCTTCTGCCGGCGCATTCATCCAAATATCGAGCTCTTCGCGGGTTCTGAGAATGACCGGCATTGCCTTGGGATGGATTGGCCCGACTATCGCGTTCGGCTCACACGTAAGGAAAGCAAAGATGTCAGCCTGGACAGGACCTTCCTTCTTCTTTCGCATGCTGTACCAAGATGTCCAGATGCCAGCAAACCAGAACAAGGGTTGCTCTTCATTGAGGGCAAACCAGTAAAGAGGCAGCTTCTTCGTTTCCGGGTCGCGCACTTGACCATATTCAGAAAAGCTCGTTGCCGGAACGATACAGCGGCTTTCCGGTCCTAGCCAACGCCGCCAGTGCGGAGACTTCACATTGCGGATGTTGGTCACGCCATAGTCAACTTCGCCTTTGATGAAGGCTGGAGGCGTTGGCATGCCCCAACGCAGCATCGAAACCTCAAGTCCACCGCTTTCATCCTTACGCGCAACCGGCGCTGGATAATCCGGGTAAATGTCGATGTTGAAATCTGTGATGTTTGTCCCGTTTCCGATCCCGTTGAAGAGATTGCGAACGGCATCAAAGCCAGTGGATATTTTGTAGAGGTTACACAT